GAATCAATTAAAATTTGGGACATCTATAAAAATTATTTATCACCTAAAGTTGATGTAGAGCCATCAGTTGCTCCTGTTAAATCAGTTTTAGGTTATGCTAAAGAAAATCCTGATACTAAAGTATATTGGATATTAGGAGCTAGAGATGGAGATGAAGGTGATTTAGCTGATATTAAAAATAGAACAAAATCTTTAGATAAGTACCCTAATCTTGAGGTAAAAGTTATTACTACCTCTGGAGGTGTAAGCGGAACTAAAACACGTCAAGCAGTTAGGGATAATAATAAAGAACAATTTTTTCATTTAATTCCTGATGTTAGTAAGGAAGAAAAACAACAAATATGGGATTTAGTTTCTCCTGTTATTAAAGAAGAAAAAATAACAGAAGTAGGCGAGGCAAATCTTAAACCATACAAATGGAAAGAAGTTGATATGAATGGTTGGGTTACTTATGTTAAGTTTACAACAGAGAGTGAAACTGAATATAGTGTAGATATAGCAACTGTTCCTTATTTTGATAAGGATTTAAATAATTACAAAGCTTTAGAAATTGAATTTTTAGCTAGACCTAAAGACGCTCAAGGTTCATCTGCTAAAATAGTAGTTAATAAAGGTGAACTTTATAGAGTAATGGCTACTATAACAGACATAATTAAATATTATGTAAAGAAATTTAAAGCCAAAGCTATTTCCTATTCACCTTCTAAAAAATCAGATGAGGAAGATTTTGGTTCTCAAAGAGATAATTTATATAGAGCATTTATTTCCAAAGCAATACCAGGTGTAAGGTTTGAAAAAAACTCAAACTTTATAACAGCTATTTTACCTGACACCATTAATGAATTAGTAACAAATACAGAAGTAATTTGTGATAATTGTGGTTGGGAATGGCCTATAGCAGATGGTGGAGAGGATTTATATGTTTGCCACAAGTGTGGACATGATAATAATCCTTACTTAGATGAAGAATCTGATCCAGAAGCAGGAACAGCCTTACCTTATGGTTCAGGATTTGCACCTGTTAAAGAAAATGATTTTTTTGGTTTAAACGAATACGCAAAAACACTTGTTAAAGAAGCTTTAATAGAAACTTGGAATCCTGAGGAATCTTTCGTATCTTTATCTCGATATATGATTGACAATGGAATGAATATCAAACCATTGCCTAAAATTAAGGTTATAAAGGATGATGAACAAAACGCATCCAATCTTTTGGGTAAAACAGCTTACTACAATCCTGTTGAAAAATCTATCACATTATACACAATGGATAGACACCCAAAAGATATATTGCGTTCGTTTTCTCACGAGATGGTTCATCATGAACAGAATTTAGAAGGTAGATTAAATAATATTAATACTACTAACACAAATGAGGATGGTGATTTACCTGAGATTGAAAAAGAAGCATACGAGAAAGGAAATATGATGTTACGTAATTGGGAGGATAAAATAAAAAATGTATAAGTTAACAGATTTATATAAGCAATTAAAAGAAGAAGAATCAGTTCCTACTGAACCTACTCCTCAATATACTTTATATTGTGATATGGATGGCGTTCTAACTGACTTTGATAAACGTTTTAAATCACTTAATCCAGAACATTTATCAGCAGCTCAATACCAAGCTAAAAATGGTGTAGAGAAATTTTGGGATTTTATTGATGTTGATAACAAAATTAAGTTTTGGGTAGGAATGGAATGGATGCCTGATGGAAAGGAATTATGGGACTATATTAAAGATAAACAACCAACTTTATTATCAGCCCCATCCAGAAATCCAGCTTCTCGTTTAGGAAAAAGATTATGGGTTAAAAATAATATACCCGGAACTAAACTAATTTTAGCATCAGCTGAGAAAAAACAGAATTATTCTGGTACAGATAAAATACTTATCGATGACCGCCCTGACAACATTGAACAATGGAGAGCAAGAGGTGGTAAAGGAATTTTACACGTAAACGCACAAGATACAATTAATCAATTACAAAACTTAGGACTATAAAAATGGCAGCACCAATAACATACAAACGACTTGTTTTATCTGGAGATAACGCAAAAGCAACAGCCGATGAGGTTAAAGCAAAAATGTCTAAAGACTGGAAAAGAGATTTTCCTGACGGCAAATTAGATATTAAAACTGGATTGGAAGGTAAAATGGTGATTGATGTTACTACTAAAGATACATCAGCTGCCTCTTTAGCATCTAAAATTAAAGATGTTGCCTCTCGTAATAAAGTAGCTGTTGTTACTAAAGACAAACCTACATTAAAGGCAGTTAAAGAAAACGATACCAAAAAACCTGCTATGTCTGATGAAGAATTGATGAAGAGAATTAAATCATCTTTATCGTTCCAAGTATCAGGAGGTAAAAAAGGTAAACCTGGATTACAGGAAGGACCTATGGACAAACGTGTAGCTGTTGTGTTTTTGAAATATAAAGGCAAATCATTTCCAATGGACTATAAACCAGGTTCTATGTTTGCTAGATTTACAAACGATTTAGAAAAAACTGGTGCTTTTATGGATGAAGATGCCGTTGCCGATTTTATGTCAAGTGATGATTTTTACACTTATGCTAATAAGTTTGGTGTTGAAATTGAAGATCCAACAGACAACGATATGTTATCTATAGCTCCTAAAAAACAAATGGAACCACAAGATATGATTCCTGGTAGGGCTCAAGGTGATGTTAATTTTGATGCTCCTAATAGAATGACAGATATTTATGAGTTAATGAAAAAAGGCAAAATAAAAAAATCTGAGTTAAAAGAAATCATTAAAAAATTCAGTAAGTAATGAGCAACGATTCGGTTTTAAAAAAAGAGTTCAAGCATAATGATGTGCAGCGTCTCCGTAACTTGGTTCAAGGCAAGTATGGAGACAAAACCACTATGGGAACTGGTTATGAAAAAGCAAAAGAATTTCATAATGAAGGTGATATTTGGGAAGAAGATGGTCGTCAATGGACTATTAAAAATGGTTTAAAACAAAACATTACTAAGTTAGATAAGGCAAAAGAGGGTATTGTATTACCTATTTTTTGCCCTAAATGTTCTAAAGCAACTAAACAACATTTAGATAAAAAATGGTTTGTAATGTATGGCCATTGCTTTAACTGCCAGGTAGACCATGAACACCAATTACGAAAAGAAGGTAAATTAGAGGCCTTTGAAAAAGATGTTATTAACCAACACTTAGAGGGTACTATTAATGATTTTGAGGTTTGGTTTAACGAATTAATTAATACTAATAACTCATTTGTAACAGAACAAGGTGATGTTGAAAAATGGGATGGTGATGGTAAATCTCAACTACTTAAATACAAAGAAGAAGCTTTAGAGTATTTGAAGAAACAAAAGAAAGAATAATATTTATTACATATTACACATGAAAGACATTCAAAAAATAAAAGAATTTTTCTCTAAACCTTTAGAAGAATCATTAACTGGAGGATACCCTCATACAAAATCATCAGGTGAAAATTTTGAAAAAATTACAATTACAGAACCAATAGATGATGCTACTAAAGATAAAATGATTAAAAATTTTAGAGCAGCAGGTTGGGATGCTAAACCTAATAATAGTGGAGGTATTACTGCTATTAAAAAGACAATGATGGAAGCTTTAGAAGAAGCAGATATTAATGATCCTGTCTTAATGAAGGCAAGAGCAGCAGCTTTTCAAAGAACACAACCTAAACCAGAATTACCAAAACCAGTAAAAACAATCAATCCTGATTATAAGGCTATTAAAAATGCTGATAAAATTAAAGCTCTTAAAAAGCAGCGTGCTCAATTAATGATTGATATGGAACAAGAAGCTGAACCAGAAGGTGGTCCAATTGCTAACAGATATGGGCGTGAATTAAATAAAATTGATAAAGCTATTTCTATGTTAAGTGAAGGTAATAAAGAATATTTTAAACCCATAATCCGTAAGGATAAATCTAATCCCAACTTTTTATATGTTAATATAGCTTATCCTGAAGGTTCAGGTGTTTTATCTGTTGGTGGATCTAAAACTATGGGTGGTCAAGATAGAGAAGAAGGTGCTGCTAAAGCAATGTCAATGGGTAATACTATTGTTAAAAAATTACAAGCAAAATACAATATTGAGGATATTGAGGTAAAGGATTTAAAAAATGGTAAAGTAGAAGTATTTGCTGTATCTGATGATTTTATTAAAATGGCTTCTCCTTCATTAGATGAAGCTAAAAAAGAAACAGCTGTTGATATGGCTAAAAAGCAATTAGATGCTTTAGGTGTTAAATATGAACTAGGTAATGAATTTAAACCATTTAAAGTAATTTATAAACCAACAGGCCAATCAGATAAATTTTATGATACATTTGAAGATATTGTTGATTTATTTAACTTAAAAGGTGTTGTAAAATCATCAATGAATGAAGCTCAAGAAGAAGATAAAGTAGATACTATCACAATGGATGTTCCTTTGTTTATTCGTATGTTAGAATATTCAAGAGAAGATGCTGCTGAAGATATGGATTTACATGATGTTACTGAAAAAGCAATTTCATTAGGTAAAGAAAGAGGTATATTACAAATGGATGATTATGATGAGATTATAGGTACAACTGAAGAACTTAAAGAAATTAACTTAAAAGCATCTAAATTATCATCAGCTGAATACCAAAAAGCTAAAAAATTAAAAGATTTTAAATCAAGTGATTGGAAATGGAATGCTGACGAGGATTTATATACTAAAGTAACTGAAGCTACTGACTACATGAAACGTAGGAAAGCTGAAGATGATTACGCTACAAAAAAACCTAAACAACCAGCTTATACAGGTAAAACAGATTACATGAAGCGTAGAGAAAAAGGTTTAGAGGAAAAAATCGATGAAGCATTAAATTCAATTAACGAGGAACTTTGTCCTGCAGGTAAAGCATACATTAAAAGAAGACAAGCCGCTGGTGAAAAATCATCTGCTTACCTTTCAGGTCGTGGCGTTAAAGTATGTAAAGGCCAAATGTCAGGCAAAGCAAAGAAAAAATAATGGATATAAATCGCCTACAAGAATTAGTATCTGAATCATTACGCGACTGGTTTAAAAAAGAGGACTGGGTGCGTATTGATACTCAAGGTAATATTACTGGTCCTTGTGGAACGATGAAAAAAGGTGGAGCTACAACACGTTGCTTGCCTCGTAAAAAAGCTCAATCATTATCTAAGGCCGAAAGAGCTAAAACCTCTAAGAAAAAAGCTGCTGGTTCTCGCAAGGGAAAGCAATTTGTAAAGAACACAGAAAAAGCAGAATATAAAAAAGGCACATATAATAAAAAATAACATATTTATCAACATATATTATGACAAAATTTAACTTAAAAGAACATATAGCTAAAAACCAAGCTACATTCTTTGGTTCATTAACTGAAGGTCAATTCTCTTGGATGACCCAAGATACAGGGCAACAGATTGGATCTGAAAAAGAAAACACAATTCCTGTTTACATGTTTGATAATAAAGGTAGGTATTATTATGAAAAAAATTATGATGGGTATGGTGATTTTGGTGGTAAAGATTACTACGAATTATTAGCCCAAATGAATGGTTATGCTAGAGGTGATAGAATGGATGGAATTGATATGGCTTTTGGTAAAATGAAAACACCAAATGGAGGTCCAGTATTATTTCCAGCTTTAGTAGTTAAACCAAACGAATTTGATTATAGAACTCACGACTTTACTAAAGAAGCAGAAACCGATCCTAACCAATCTTGGTACGCTCCAGAAGAAGAAGATGATTTTTATGATCAAAATGATGAAGAGGTATATGGAAGTAATGATAATGAAGAAGAATTAGATGAATTAAAAACTACAAATACAAAAATGAAAAAATCAGAATTAAAATCTAAAATCAAAGAAATGATTTTAGCTGAAATGAACTTAGACATAGATAACATGGAGGATGCTCCAGAATCAGAAGTTGACTTCTTAGCCGAATTAGAAGGTATGTTAAATGAAGCAGAAGGTTTAACTCCTCTTCAAGACTATGTTTACCAATACGAAATAGAAATTAGTGGTGAAGATCAAGCACAAGAGTTTTTAGATGATATTAAACAACTTAATACTCCTCAAGATGTTTATGACTATTATGCTTATGGAAGAGATTTAAAAGATTCTGATTTAGACAACATATTTAGACAAGTAAAAAGAAAATTTGCAAGCTCAAATACAGCTGATGACTTAACTCCTCTTCAAAAACAAGCTTATAGTTATGCTAAAGAAAGATTTGGATTTGAGGATGCTAAAAACTCTTTAGACCAAATCAAAACACTAACAACTAGAGAAGAATTTTCAGATTGGGTAAAAAAGAAAATTGAAGCTGAAAAAAGCTTAGATGAAGCTAAAGGTGATGAAGAAGTTACAGACGATGTAACAACAGATGATGTAGCAGTAGATGATACAGAAACTATCGATACTACAACTACTACAGAAGTTAATCCTGACGTAAAAGCAGTTCAAGATGCTTTAACACAAGCTCAAGCAGCCGCTCAAAAATTAGGCGATGGTAAATTAACAGACCAAATTGGTAATACAATTACTTTCTTTACTCGTGCTCACGTAGTTGAAAAAGGTGCTGTAGCTGAAGCAGATGAAACAACATTAAGTAATCTTCAATATGTGTTAGATTGGTGGGAAGAATTACCATTTGAAAAGAAAAAAGAAATATTTCATCAATCCCATGAAGCTGAAGATGCTGCTGGAAAATATAAAATGAATGAATCAATGTTTCCAATGTTAAAGAAAATTTTAAAATAAAAGTATATGAACACACAAGAATTAGTAGAAAAAATGGAGTTATTGTTTGAAGAATTCAAAGCAGAACATGCTAAGATTTCTAAAGCAGCTCATGGTCGCGCTCGTAAAGCATTAGGTGAAATCAAGAAATTGGTTACTGAATACCGTAAAGCTTCTATCGATGAGGACAAAAAGTAAATGAACAAAAAAGATTTACAAAACGCAATAAGAGAGTTCCTGTCGAAAGACGGGAACTCCCCTATTACCGAAGCTAATCTAACCAAAGCTCAATTAGACAAGAGGGAAGATTATCTTAAGAATTTAAAAAAGAATAAAAAAGAATTAGTAAAACGATACGGTAAGGATGCCGAATCGGTTATGTATGGTAGAGCAACAAACTTAGCTAAAAAAGCCGTATCAGAAATGGATAAACAAAAATTAAAAGAACTCGTTAGAAACTCGTTAATGAACGAGAATAAAGAATTTACTGAAGAAGAAATTCAAGATACAATGGATGCCTTCAGCATGTCTAGAGAAGATGCTATAGCTCATTTACAACAAGCATATGAAGACTATAAACAGTTTGATATTAAAGAAGGTAAAAAAGAGGATATGGATAAAGATGGTGATATTGATTCTAAAGATTATCTTTTAAAACGTGATGCCGCTATTAAAAAAGCAAAAGGTGAAGTTAAAGAAGATATGCCTAAATATAAAGTAGGAGATAAAATTAAATGGAGTTCTCCTAAAGGTAAAGTAGAAGATGAAATAGTAGGAATTGATGGAATATACATTAAATTAAAATCAGGAGGATCTATTCCTTATCAATCAATAGTTTCTGAAGATATTGACTTAGGTCACGAAGATGACGAACCACATATGATTAAAGGTGAATTATACCAAATTGGTAAATACGCTATGAAATTATATGCTACATTAGAAGAACTAGAAGAAACAGGTGAGGAAATTGATTTTCCAGCTTGGTGGCAATCAAAAATTACTACAGCTAAAAATATGATGTCAGGTGCTAAACATTATCTTGATTTTGAATTAAAAGAACCATACATTGATGCCGCTGTAGATGCTGCAACAGGTGAAGCACCTCATATGGGCGAACCTGAACCTCCAATGATGGAAGCTGAAATTGGAAAAGATGAAATTTTAGCAGGTAAAATTATGAAAGCACTTAAGGACATGGCTAATAAAGATGCTTCAGACCAACACAACCTTAAACAAGCTAGAATAGCTTTAAATAAAGGTAATATGAGTGCTGCTGAAAAAATAGCAAAACCTTACCTATCAGAAAAAATAGCAAAACAACTAAAGTCTAAATAATGACTAAAGACGAATTAAAGGAGAAAATCAAATCGATTGTGAACAACATTTACAATCCAGAAACCTTAACTGGTAAGGAAGAAATTACCTTAGATGCTCCTAAATTTCCTGTTTTAGCTAAATTCCCAGAACTTAAAGATATTATTATTGATTTGTTAACAGACCAATATGAAATCTTTGTAACAGATATACAATGGGTTGCTCCTCGTCCAACAACATTTAGAATTGTTTTGGGCAATGGTGAACCATTTTTATTAACTTACACTCCAAGAAGTTGGATTGCTCAAGTAGAAGGTAAAAAATATTACTTATTGAACTTAAGCGAGGAAGAACAAGCAGCACAAGCAATAGCTAGAATGTTAGCTTATGGTGTAACAGAAGAAAAACCAGGTGGAACAGAAACACCAGAAGAAACACCAGCAGAAACTCCTGAAGAAACACCAGCAGCTTAATTATGAAAGAATTAGATTTATTTTTAAAAAAAGTTGGTTATAAATTTCCAAAAGGATATTGTGATATAAATAATGCACAAGATGTAGCATTATTACAAGTATTATTAGAACAACATGGTGTACCTACGTACGAGGTTATATTAGTAAATGAGGCTGCCTCTGATATTAAAAATGAACTTATGGATGCTGGTTATGCTCCTGAAGATATTATTATTAAAAGCAGTAAACAGATTCGTTTATTAACTAAAGGTAATGAACGTAAATCCACTATGGATAAATTGGTAGCCGATTTAGGTTATACTTATAATCCTAATTTTAAAGGTTCGTCTTTAGGTGCTGTTATAGCAGATGATGGTACAGCAATTATTGTTAAACCAAAAGAAAGACAAGGTGGTTTAGCAGCAGGTTTAGATAATGAACAAGCTTTAGTTGATGGTATTAATCAATATACTTCAGAAGGTCCTATCAGTATTACTTTTAAAGGTCAAAATAAAACATTAACTTATGCCAATGTAGCTTCAGCTAAATCTGTTGGAACAGATACTGCTGGAGGTAAAAAAGCAGATGTTCAATTATTAGGTGAGGAAGGAAATGTTATAGCTAATATTTCTCTTAAAAAATCAAATGCTGTTATGTGGGAAAGTGCTGATAAAAGGTATAAAGATTTAGTTAATAAATTATCTCAAAAATTAATTAGTAATCCTTTTCCTACAATCGGTTTAAGAAAAACCGAAAAAGAAGGAATTTATCGTTTATATAATCCTAAAACAGATACTGATTTAAGTGGAATTATAATTACTGATCTTCCAAACAACGAAAATGAATCAATTGTTTTTGGTACAGATAAACCAAAAACTGTAGTTATTAAACAAACATTTTCACCAAACGATTTTTCATTTTCCGGTTCAACATTAACTATTAAATCAGGAGTTATATTTACAGATTTATCTGATGTTGAAGGTACCGAATACGAACCTATCTTAGTATTAAGACATGATGTTACTCGTACAGCAAGTAAAGGTTTAAGACCTATTGTGTATAACAAAAGTCATGGATATAAAGATGGTAATATAAAAGGTGCTCAAGCCGAATTAACATACGATCAAGCAGTAGCTTAATATTTATAACCATGGATTTAAAAAAATTAATTAGGGAAGTATTGGAAAATAAGGATTGTTGCACAGCAACAAAACCTACTAAAGCACCTATATTAAACGAAAATCTTCAGTCGCGTGTTTTGATGACTGAAAACATGCAATACCATATAGACAATAAAAAACCACTATATGAAACAACATTACCATATGGTTCTAAAGAATATTTAGACTTATGGGTTGAAGCAAGATATTTGTATTCTCGTGGTGCTTTAAACGTTGAAGGTATTGATAAAGAAAAAATTACCGAAACAGATTTAGGTGAATATGGAATATTTGAAGGTCAATTAGTTCCTTTAGATATGCCTATGCCTGATGAAGATATACTAAACGAGGCCGAATACCAAGGACGTAAAGTTCAATTAGGTAAACCAATGCAAGGTGACATTAAAAAGTTTAAAGTATATGTTAAAAACGCTAAAGGTAAAGTTGTAAAAGTTAATTTTGGATTTGGTGGTAAATCAGCAAAAGGTAAGCGAATGGTAATTAAAGCCAAAAACCCTAAAGCACGTGCCGCTTACAGAGCTAGACATAATTGTAAAAATCCTGGACCACGTTGGAAAGCAAATTATTGGTCTTGTAAAGCTTGGTAACATGATAAATTTATTAGATATATTAAGTGAAGCAGAGGTAGCAAAATGTCCTGCCCCTACTCAAAACATTGAATTAAACCTTCAGAACAGACAGAAGGCAATTAATGAGTATGGATACGGTCCATTAAATCCCAATGAACCTAACGAAAAGTTTTGGCAGGCTAAAGTTGATATGTGGAAGCTTGATTCTGCAGAAGAAGCTAAAAAATCACTTTGCGGTAATTGTGCAGCATTTGATATAACAAAAAAGACTCTTGACTGTATTGCAAAAGGAATAGGTGACGATGAAGGTTCTGAAGATCCTTTCGATGTTATTGAAGCCGGTCATTTAGGTTATTGTAGGTTCTTAAAGTTTAAATGTGCTGCCGCTAGAACTTGTGATGCTTGGGTTGTTGGTGGTCCTTTAACTGATTAAATAAATAATATATTTATAACAAAATCATGATTATAACAGAAGAAACATTACGATTACAAAAACTTGCTGGTATCATTAGCGAAAGCCAATATAAAGAAAAACTAGCAGAAGTTGATATCGATTTAGATGATAAGGAACAAGCAGTAGTTGATGATGTAAAAGACGAAATGTCTTCTATATTAAAAACTATGGATGCTGAATTAGCTAAAGCTACACAATCCACCAATGAAGGTTTATTAACAGTAGCTAGTATTGCTATTGCATTACCTGCTATTATGGGGTTAGTTGCTAAATTTGGTAAAGCAGCAGGTACTATGGTTAACAAAGCATTAGGTAAAAAACCAACAGATGAAGATGCTTATAACCAATGGATGAATAAATTATCTCATATTGCAGATGAATTACACCATTTATACATGGCTCCTTTAGAAGCTATTGTTAAGAAATTTGTTAAAGATCCTGCTAAAGCTAAACAAGTATCAAATGGAATTTTTCACGTAATTGTAGCTTCATTCTTAATAGCATCCGGAGCAACAGCAGTAAAAGCTCTTCAAGCTAAAAACGTATCTTTAGCTACTTTAGAAGGTGCTTTAAGTGCTATTAAGGGGGGAGAAGTAAAAACATTTATTTCTGATTTATTTAAATAATTTCCCATAACAACTACGAATATAATATAAATAAAAACTGATGGCATCTATTTTTATAACCGGAGTAGGGCAATCCTTAACATCATCTTTTGATACGTTTTGGGATGCTAAAACTGTAGCTAATAACTATGGTTATGGTTATTTAGGATCATTTCCACCAGTAACCCCAAATGTTAATTATACTTTAGATTCAGGAAGTGGAGCAAATACTGCTTCTAAACCCCTACAAATGTATACTCCATTTCCAGCATCAACTGTAAGGGGTAAATTATATTTTTTAACAGGTACCAATTTTACATTAGATTATGCTGCTTTAAACACAGCAGGATTAAATCCAAACTTGTTTACAGAAATTCAAATCCCCCCAACAGGTCAATATTATGTTATTACACCTTCATTAGAAAGTGCTGTAGGGCCTACTCAACAATATGTAGTACAATATGCTTTTGCTGATGAGGATGATTTATATAATAATGCTTGGAGAATTCAAACCCACGGTAGTACTACAGATCCAATAACAACTCAAGCTAATTGGGTAGCATTAACTGTAGCTGGAGGATGGAATTTAGCTCCATATAACCTAGATCCAGTTGGAACACCAGGCGATAAAGCAAAAATTGTAGCCTCAATTTTAGGATATACTCCAAAAAGTATTGCTCTACAAGCATCAATTAATCCAAAAGTAAAAGGAGCAATGGTAGTTGCGGGTGCTGGAACTCCTTTTGACAACATATCATATAATAATATTGTTCCTTTAGTTTATAAAACTTAATAGGAATAAATTTATAGACGGATTCATAGCCCGTCGCATGAAAATTTCACGAGAGCTGTGGCCTCCAATTTGGGGGTTACAGCTTTTTTTATTATATTAACGCATTAAACATATGGCAAAGAAAATTATAATTGTAGGATCAGGAGTAGCAGGTGTAAATGCTGCCACTAAATTAGTAGACAATGGTTATGATGGTAGTTTAATCACCATTATTGATATGGGTAAAGACCCTTACAACAGAAAACCAGAAGAAGTAATGACAGGTTTTCTAGGTGCTGGAGGTTGGTCTGATGGTAAATTAACTTATCATACAGCAATCGGAGGTCAATTGTCTAAATATACAGGTGAGGAAAAGGCAATGAAATTAATGGATGAAGTTATTAACAACTTTAAACGTTTTCACCCCAAACCAGAGGAAGTACAATGTTCAAATCCAGTTGAAGAACCAGAATTTATTAAACCATATTTCGGTTTACGTTTATTTCCTGTTTGGCACGTAGGTACAGATTATTTATCTGAGATTGCTAAAAATTGGTATGATTATTTAGTATCTAAAGGTGTAATCTTTATGTGGGAAACTAAAGTAACCGATATCAATTTTAAACAAAATTCACTAGGTTATTCTCCTTTACCAGTTAAATTAGGTAAACTAAAAATGATAAAATATGATGAACTCATATTTGCCGTAGGTAAATCCGGAATTGATTTTGCCCAAGAATTAGCCCAAGAATATAACCTACCAGATGAACCTAAATCAGTACAAATTGGAGTTAGATTTGAAGCACCACAACATCACTTTCAAAAATTAATTGATATTAGTTACGATTTTAAATTGTACCGTAAATTTGATACAGGCGTTTCATTACGTTCATTTTGTACAAATAATAATGCCGCTTATGTAGCTGTAGAAGAAACATATGGTGATGTTACTTACAATGGACATGCTAAAAAAGATCCTAAATACCTAAACGGAATGACTAATTTTGGTATTATTATGGAAATTAAAGATATTGAAGATCCATTTGCTTGGTCTCGTAAAGTAGTAAATGAATTACAATTTGATGGAACAGGTTTGTATTATAGTCCATCTCGTAAACCATCATCAACATCAGAAGGTGAAAAAGTTAGCTCAATCCAAATTGATAGTTTAGATATTGTAAGACAGGGAATGGGTGAGTATTGGAATTACATAGAGGATTTTATTGAGGATATGAAAAAAGTATTCCTAACACTTCAAGATGATTGGGGTGTTTATGTTCCTGAGGTAAAATATTTGTCACCCGAACCATTAGTTTATCCAAGTGATTTAGCTTTAGTTGATTATCCAAATGTTCACTTTGTAGGAGATGCTTTATCAGCTCGTGGTATTACAGTTTCAGGAGCACAAGGTATTTTATCTGTTGAAAAATTTATAACAACAGACAAGTGGGACAATATCCATGGGGATATGACTTATTGGGGATAATTTGGAAAATTAAAAAAAGAATATTATATTATAGATTATGAAAACTAAATATGAACCAAGTAGAAAACTAACCAAAGAGGATGGCACTATTGCCTATGTTTGGGAAAATAAACTACACAATTGGGAAGGTCCAGCATACATTCCACAAGGTGATAATCGTAAACGTGAATATCATCTTCATGGTATTCCATATACAGAAGATGGTTGGAAAGAAGCAAGACGCAATCGTGAGGGTTTGCCTTGGTTTAAAACCAATTTAGGTCAAGCAGGTCAAAACAGACATTAAAAGAAAAAGGATTTCCCTTAATTTTTCAAGGAAGTCCTAATATGTATAATGGATGAAAAAATGTGCTAAATGTAATATAAACTATGATTTAAATCAATTTCCAAAAGATTGTTCTAAAAAAGATGGACATAAGTCTTATTGTTTTCCTTGTAATAGACAAGTAGTAACTAAATCTACTTTAAAACGAAAAGACAAAAGACATATTGAAAACATAAATAATAGAGAAACTATTAGTGAATATAATAAAAACTATTATAGTAAAAATAAAAATGTATTTCAAGAAAATTATAAAAAATATTTACAAACAAATCCATCTTTTAAGGTAATACATAATACTAGAGTAAGAATAAATAAAGCGTTAAAATTAAATCTAAAACATTCTTCAACTGAGGAATTATTAGGATGTTCTTTAAACGAATATAAACAATACTTAGAAAACCAATTCACTCCAGAAATGAGTTGGGATAATTATGGTTCTTATTGGGATATAGATCATATAATTCCTTGTGCTTCTTTTAATTTAGATAGTTTGGAAGAACAAAAGAAATGTTTTATATTTACGAATACAAGACCGTTGTCTAAAATAGAAAATCAAAGAAAAAATAAATATTAATAATATGAAAATAGGTTTATGTGGAACAATGAGTGTAGGTAAAACTACATTAGTAAATGCTTTAATGAATTTACCTGAATTTGAAGGTTATAATTTTGCTACTGAGCGTTCTAAGTATTTACGTGATTTAGGTATTCCATTGAATACAGATTCTACATTAAAAGGTCAGTTTGTATTTTTAGCTGAACGTTGTGCTGAATTAATGAATGAAAACATTATTACAGATCGTACAGTTATTGATGTAATGGCGTTTACTAAAGCAGCTAAATCAATTGATTATTATGATGCTGAAGCATTTTGTGATGCTGCTTATAAGTTAGTAGGTGAATATGATTATGTGTTTTATGTATCACCTGAAGGTGTAGAGATGGAAGATAATGGAGTTAGAGAAACTGATTTAAAATATAGGGAAACTATTGATAGTATTATTAAATTAATATTATATAGGAGTAATCATAAAATTAAACATTTTACTGAATTATCAGGTACAACTGAGGAACGTATTGCAAAAATGACAGAGACAATTTTTGGTTAATATTTATAATCATGAAAAAATCTGAGTTAAAAGCAGAAATTAAAGAATACATTGTAGAAATTCTATCGGACATAGATGAAGCAACTTATGTAGGAGCTGGAGCTGTAGCCGATATGCAAAAAGATCCTAATTATTCCAAAATAAAAGATAAACCATCAGCAATTAATACTTTAAAATCTGGTGAGAGTGTTACTTTAGAGGAAGAAGACGAAGATAGAGAACCTACCAAAGCAGAATTAGAAAAGGAAAAAGTTAAAACCGTTTCTAAATTTAAAATTCCTAACGACCAATTTGAAGACTTTAAATCTAAACTTAAAACTTTAGTTACTAAAGTAAAAGGTATGGAAAAAGGAGTTGAAAAGGATAAGAAGATGGCTGCCCTAAAACAATTTATTAAAAAACCAGAATTAGTAAAAGCGTTTAAAGAAAGAGACGTTAAAATTGATACTGGTGATTTGGTTGGATAATATGAAAAAATTTATTTTGCAATTGGTTATAGCGTGTTTATTAGGTGTATTAATCTATGGGTTATTTACTTATAAACAAGGTTATTCATCTGATAAAGATAAACAATACCAAAAAACAATTGATTCCCTCCAGCTAGAAATTGGTAAAAAAGATACTATGATTTCTACTTTAGATTCTACTAGAAAGATTTTAGATTCTTTAATTATCATAGACAAAGCCAAATTAGCAGATATTGCTGAAAAAGCAAAAAAATATAAAAAACAATATGAGCAAGAACATAATCGCATCAATAGTATGTCTGATGATGATATCATCAGCGAGTTCACAGCAGCGTTTAAGTGATTCAACAGTAATAGTTCCTATTAAATCATTAAAAAATGCTTTATTAGTTAAAACCAATAGAGATAATCTTAAAAAAGAATTAGTAGTAGCTCGTGATTCTATCTCCTTGATGGAAAAAGTTATCCTTAGACAGGATACAGCTTTATTTATTTGTGATACTACTCGATTAATTTTAGAAGATAAAGTAAAAGACTTAAAAGGTATTATTACTTCTAAAGACGGAATGATTAACGAAAGAGATAAAAAAATAACAGACCTAGAAGATAAAATTAGAGGTGCTAAAGCAGCAGTTGTAATAGCTACTATAGGTTTGATTTTATCTTTGGTACTATAATTTATGAGTCAAGACTTAAAACAAATAATAAGAGAAGAATATCTAAAGTGTGCCCAAGATCCGGCTCACTTTATGAAAAAATATTGTAATATTCAACACCCACAAAGGGGTCGAGTAATATTCAATTTATATCCTTTTCAGGAAAAAACATTACGTTTATTTAGAGATAATCCATACTCAATTGTATTAAAATCTCGTCAGTTAGGTATTTCAACATTAGCGGCTGGTTATTCTTTATGGTTAATGTTATTCCAAAAGGATAAAAACGTGTTGTGTATTGCTACAAAGCAGGAAACAGCTAAAAACATGGTTACAAAGGTTAAGTTTATGTTTGATAACTTACCTTCATGGCTTAAAATACCAGCAGACGAACATAACAAATTAACATTAAGGCTAAATAACGGTTCTCAAATTAAAGCCACTTCAGCATCAAGCGATGCAGGTCGTTCAGAAGCCGTTTCTTTGTTGATAGTGGATGAGGCAGCTTTCATTGAGCAAATTGGTGAGATTTGGGCCTCAGCTCAACAAACATTAGCAACGGGTGGTGGTGCGATTGTACTATCAACTCCTTACGGTACAGGAAACTGGTTCCATAAAACATGGGTTGCGGCAGAAAATGCTGAAAACGATTTTTTACCAATTAAATTACCTTGGTTTGTTCACCCTGAACGAGACGAGACTTGGAGAAAACGCCAAGATGAATTATTAGGAGATCCTAGACTAGCATCACAAGAGTGTGATTGTGATTTTAGTACATCAGGTGATGTAGTATTTTATAACGAGTGGTTAGAATTTATTACTCAAACAACAATAAAAGATCCTCTTGAAAGAAGAGGCGCTGACCAGAACTTTTGGGTATGGGAACCAGCAGACTATACAAGAGATTATATGGTGGTAGCTGACGTAGCTAGAGGTGATGGTAAAGATTTTTCAACTTGTCACGTAATTGATATTGCAACCAACGTGCAAGTTGCTGAATATAGAGGACAATTACCTACTAAAGAATTTGGATATTTTCTAGTAGGAGTTGCCACAGAATATAATCAAGCATTATTAGTAATTGAAAATGCCTCTATTGGATGGGCTACTATTGATGCTGTAATTGAAAGAGGTTATCGCAATATATACCAATCACCTAAATCAGATCAACTCACAGCAGAGTCGTATTTAAAGACATATGAGGGTTCATCCGATATGACCCCTGGCTTCACGATGTCAATGCGTACTAGACCGTTAATTGTGAATAAATTCCGAGAATTTGTTGGTGACCGTTCCGTAACTATTCGTTCAAGACGTTTGGTTGAGGAAATGAAAGTATTTGTATGGAAAAATGGTAGACCTGAGGCACAAACAGGTTATAATGATGATTTGGTTATGCCATTTGGTATTGCTATGTTCTTAAGAGACACGTCGTTAAAATTCCAACAACAAGGTCACGACATGACTCGCGCTACACTAGGCAATATGAGTAAGACTTCGTATATTGGCGCTTATAATCCAAACCAAGTAAAAAATCCATATTCCCTCCAAACAGATAAGGGGATGGAGGACATTAGTTGGATTTTGTAAATATTTATAGTATATAATAAAACATAAAAATGGCTGATAAAAGTTTATTTACCCGATTACAACGCCTGTTTTCAACAGACGTTATTATTAGAAATCAGGGTAACAGTGAATTAAAAGTAATGGACGTTGACTCAATTCAACGTTCAGGAGACGTAGCAACTAATTCGCTAGTAGATAGATATAACCGTCTATACTCTCCAGCAGCCTCCTCTTTACTAGGAGCTCAAATCAATATAAACTGGCAGTACTTACGTACTATGGTTTATTCGGATTATGATAACATGGACTATGATGCTATTGTTGCTTCTGCTCTTGATATTGTTGCCGATGAATCTACTCTTAAAAATGATATGGGAGAAGTACTTCATATTAAAAGTAGTAACGAGGATGTTCAACAAATTCTTTACAACTTGTTTTATGATGTATTAAACATTGAATTCAATTTATGGTCTTGGATTCGCCAAATGTGTAAGTATGGTGACTTTTTCCTTAAAATGGAAATTGCTGAAAAATATGGTGTATATAATGTTATCCCTTATACAGCATACCATATTGAAAGACAAGAAAATTACGATCATGAACATCCAAATTCTGTAAGATTCAGATATTCACCAGAAGGTATTTACGCTGGTGGTTCAGGTTATTATGGTACTCCTACTTTAGGTTCATTCCAAGAAAACCAACCAGGTATTTATTTTGACAATTATGAAATGGCTCACTTTAGATTGTTGACTGATGTTAACTATTTACCTTATGGCCGTTCGTATTTGGAACCAGCTCGTCGTATCTTTAAACAATATGTGTTGATGGAAGATGCTATGTTAATTCATAGAATTTCACGTAGCCCGGATCGTCGTATATTCTACATTAACGTTGGTTCTATTCCTCCAAATGAGGTAGAAAACTTCATGCAGAAAACTATTTCTACTATGAAGCGTACTCCATTAATGGATAACCAAACAGGTGAGTATAACTTAAAGTACAACATGCAAAACTTATTGGAAGATTTTTACATTCCAATGAGAGGTAATGACACTACTACTAAGATTGAAACCGCTCCTGGTTTACAATACGATGGTATTCAGGACGTTACATACTTACGTGATAAATTGTTTGCCGCTCTTAAAGTACCTAAAGCATTCATGGGTTATGATAAAGATTTAAGTGGTAAAGCAACATTAGCAGCAGAGGATATTAGATTTGCTCGTACAATTGATCGTATTCAGCGCATTACATTATCTGAATTATATAAAATTGCATTAGTACATTTATATTCACAAGGTTATACAGGTGAGGAATTAACTAACTTTGAGTTAGATTTGACTACACCTTCTATTATCTACGATCAAGAAAAAATTGCGTTATTAACTCAAAAGGTAGATTTAGCTCAAAAGATTATGGAAGCTAAATTATTACCTACTGACTGGATTTATGATAACGTATTCCACTTTAGCCAAGATGAGTACGATGAATACAGAGACTTGTTAGCAGAAGACCAAAAACGTGCTTTCCGTTATAACCAGATTGCCGAGGAAGGAAACGATCCTAAAATGACAGGTAAATCATATGGTACACCACACGATTTGGCCTCATTATATGGTAAAGGAAGAATGTACGACCAACCAGAAAATGTTCCCGTAGGATATGGCAGTGATTTAGAATTAGGACGTCCTGAAGAAAACCCCACAAATCGTAATACACAAGATGATAATTTTGGTAAAGACAGATTAGGTGCTAAAGGAATGAAAAATGACGATAACGAATCGGATAGTATTAATCCTAAACCTAAAGGAGGTTCTCCATTTGCTTTAGAGGCAAAACAAATTTACCTAAAAAACAGAACTTTAATAGAGGGTTTAGGTAAAAGAGTAACAGCTGAAAAATCAACGTTAGGAGATTCATTGTTAGATGAAAGTAAGTTAAAGGAATAAGAATCTTTATATATTTATAACAAAACCTTTGGGGAATGAACATTAAACATTCGAAGTATAAAAATACAGGAATCCTGTTTGAATTGTTGGTAAGACAAATTACTGCAGATACTCTGTCGGGAAAAGATTCGAAAGCAACACATATATTAAAAAAATATTTTGTAAAAACTGAGTTAGGTAGAGAGTATAAATTATACGAATCAATAACTAAGTATAAAAATCTAACAGAAGGTAAAGCAGAGGTTGTAATTAATTCCGTTATTGAATCTTCTAAAAACTTAAATAGAGGAGCATTAAAAAGACAAAAGTATAATTTAATTCAAGAAATTTCTAAGCATTATAACTTAGAGGAATTTTTTGCTACTAAATTACCTAATTATAAGTCTTATGCTGCATTATATACGTTAGTAGAAATATATAATAGCGAATTATTATCCAACCCGGACCAAATCATTTCTAACAAAATTGCTATCTTAGAAAATTTAACAACTAAACAATTTGATAAGAAAAAAGTTGAGGATGATTTAATGGTTGAATTTCAATCATACGATAAAGATTTACGTATTTTAACTTATAAAGTATTATTGGAAAAATTTAATGGAAAATATGCTTCATTAAATGATAACCAAAAATTAGTATTAAAAGAATTCATCAATTCAGTTGATTCAACTCCTAAATTAAGAGATTTTTATAATACTAAAGTTGTAGAAATTAAAGAAGAATTAACTAAATTAGCTAAGAAAGTAACCGATAAGGCAACTCAAATTAAGTTAAATGAAGTTAATAAAATGATATCTCCTTTAGGTAAAATATCTAACGTAGGTAACGATGATTTGGTAAATTTATTACAATATTTTGCTTTATTAGAAGAAATTGAAAAAGTAAATGGCTAATTTTAAATATAAGTTAAAGGAAATCAAGGTTGGTGATACCGAAACACGTAGTGGACGAAAATCTACTGTCACTGCCGTTGATCCTGAAACTGGAGCTATTACTTGGTCTATTGAAGATGTAGCTGATTTTGAAAATGCTCATAATACTTTAGTTAAAGCAAAAAATTTTTTAGATAGTTTAGTTGCATCACCAGAAGCAAAAGGTGATTTTCAATTAAGAACCATTGCTAAAGAAGTTAGAGATGCTTATAATCAGTACCGCACTCATTTAAGAAAAAATTACCCCGAAGAATATAATAAAGTATCCTCAGTAAAAGAGGATTCTACTATATCCTCATCCTCAGGATTTACATCAGGTGGTGAGGGAGAAAACCATACAGGTCCATCCCCTCGTAAATCCACGTACGGTGCTTATACACAAGCTGGATTTAAAAAAGTAACTGAGGGTCCTGGAGCAACTATGGGTCCTGGTCCTGCAGCTAGTGAAACAGGGGTTAAAAATAATACTTATGTTAAAGATTTTAAATATAAGTTAGTTAACCAAAAAGCATTAAATAAAGCAGCAAAAGGTATCATCGTTAAACCACTTTGGGAAGAGGATACTAATGTTGAACAATATCTACAGGACTTAAATATACAAAATCCTGATAACAAACAATTCATTGCCTCTCGTTTAATGGGGTTTGATGAAGTAGAAAGAAAATTAAACCAATTATTACCATTATTACAACAAGCAAAACACGAGACTATGGATTATTATAGACAAAATCCAGAATCATTTAGTATTGTTTATGGTACTGATTTAGCAAACGATTATTTAAACGACTTAATAGAACTATTTAAAAAATAAAACATGGCAAATTTACCAGTAAATCCAACATCAAGATTACTAATACAAGGTCAAACCATTACTGGCTCATTTGCTGGTTTTGTTGTATGTCCTAATACATCTACTACTCCTCAAGGAACAGTAGCCCATTTTCGTGGGTTAAAAGACGCATCAAATGGTGAACTAGCATTATCAGGCTCTTCTTTATTTTTTGTTCCTGGATATTATCCTCTTTTTGTTACTAGTGCTTCATTAGATGCTACTAGTAATAATGTATTATTCTTTACATAATATTTATAACAAAATGAAAACCTTACAACAAGAATATCAATTAATAAAAGAAGGTAAAGGTAATAAAGACCACTTCTTAAAAGTAGCTAGACATATGTTCCCTGAGTACGTTACTACAGGTAATGACTTTAATTCTGCTGTTCATATTTTAACAAGTAAAAATCTTTTAAGTGAGGCCGCAGGTGGTATAGTAACTATAGGTCGTAAAGATTGGCAGGCTATTTTTGACACTAATTTAAAAGAAGCAGTAGGTGTTAAAAATACTAAAGAATATGGTGATCAAAACGAGTTTGAAAAACCAGCTCCTGAAGTAGCTAAAGATTTAGAAAGCAATTTCGATACTAATAATCCTGATAATATTGACAACGTTTACGGTCAATCATTTTTAATGGGTTTCTATACCGAAATGCAAGATGAAAAGAATAAAGATAAGAGTGTATATGAATTAAAACAAATCGTGTTGAAAAACATGGTTAAAAATATTAATTACTATGCTACTGAGGCTTCATTTGGTGTTAAGGGAATTGGATACACTAAAGATTTTGTTGGAGGTGGAGAACCTGTAGCACCTAAAGGTAAATACAAATCATCAGGATATGGTGATATACCTAAAACCGTTAAAGAAGGTTTGAACGAAGCAAAACGTCCTGATATTAATTCTCAAATTAAAGAGTTAGAAAAAACATCACAAGTTGTTGCTTTAGAGGCAAAAATAACCGCTATTGATGAGGCAATCGAAAAACGTAAATCTAAATTAGCATTAGCTGAATCAGAAGAATTAGCTGAAATGATTGATCAATCTATGGTTAAAACTCTTAATAAGGAAATTAAAGAACTTGAAAAACATAAAGCTAAAAACCAAAAAATCTATGAAAAGATGACTGGTAAAGCTAAAGAAGAAGTTATTGATGAGGATGACGATATGATGTCTTACTAATATGAAACAGGTTTTAATTGAAACTATACCATTTAAAGTTACTCCAGTGCAACTTACCGAAGGTTTAAAAGCACCTTCCGGTAATCCCTTAGTTGAAGGTATTTTAGCTACAGCCGAAGTAAAAAATGGTAATGGTAGATATTATCCAAAAGACTTGTGGGAACGTGAAATCGATAAGTACAACCAAATTGTATCTGAAAACAGAGCCACAGGTGAGTTAGATCACCCTGATTCAACAATTATTTCTCTTAAAAACGTATCTCATATCATCAGAGAGGTTTGGTGGGATGGAGACAAGGTAATAGGAAAAATAGAAATTTTACCAACAGTATCAGGTAATATTTTAAAAGCACTTATTGAAAATAATGTTCAAGTAGGTGTATCATCTCGTGGAATGGGTTCATTAAAAGAAATGAACGAAGGCACATTAGAGGTACAAGATGATTTTGAATTATTGTGTTGGGACTTTGTATCAACCCCATCTAATCCAGGATCATATATGCAATTAGTTAAAGAAGGTAAAGAAATTCCTACTAACTCATATGCTAAAGTTAATTCTATATTAACAGAAATTTTATGTGCTAATGGCACATGCCCTATATTTTAACCCCTCTTAGGATAGTATCCTTTGACCGACCCTCCCCTAAAAAGGAGGGTTTTTTATTTATGCATTTTTAAAAAATCCCCATATACGTATATTCGTAATATGCGGTTTTCTTATATCGCATTTAGATAAAATATTTTATTACGCTTCGACATTAGTCAACAATAAGCGTATTTCCAACAAAAATTATTTGAGGACAAAAAACAAAATGGTAAACAGAGATTTATTGAAAGAAGCCATTGCCGATGCTAAAGCAGTTAAGGAAACTGCCATCGCCAATGCAAAGGCCGCTCTTGAAGAAGCTTTTACCCCCTATTTGAAAGAAAAGTTAGCTGCAAAGTTAGCCGAAATGGATGAAGTGGATGAAGCAAAAGAAGAGATGACCGAGATGAAAGAAAAGGAAATTGAGGAAAATTACGACACAACAGAAGAAGCTATGGACACTGAAAAAATGAAAGAAGCTGAAGAAATTGACGAAATGGACTTAGATGCACTTTTAAGAGAACTTGATGAAATGGAAGAAGAAGATTCAGCCATGGAAGAAGGTAAAGCAGCTTACGAGTACGAAAAGGGAAAGAAAGCTGGTGAAAAAGAAGCAATGAATGAAGAAGAAGATCTTATTAACAACCCTCAAGGTCCTACAGCTCATGGTAACGTAGCTGAAGCTGACGAAGAGGAAGAGTACACAGACGAAGATGCAGACGGTATCGAAGATTCAGAAGATGAAGAAATCGATATTGAAAACATGGACGAATCAGATCTTAAATCATTTATTGAAAGCGTAATTGCTGACATGGTAGCCGCCGGTGAATTAGAAGGTGGTCATGAAGGTATGGAAGGTGAAGAAGAAGAAGAAAGTGAAGAAAGTGAAGAAGAAGTTGAAATCAACGAACGTAAAAAGTACGGTGGTAACAAAGGTGATGTTCCTGCTTCAAAGCGTGGTGATAAAAAAGACACTGCTGAAGAAGAAGGAGTTGAAGACTACAAGAAGAAGCTTAAAGAAATGAAAGAAGAACTTGATGAAGCTTACAACGCCTTATCTACTATCAAAACTGAATTACAAGAAGTTAATTTGTTCAACGCTAAATTGCTTTACACAAACAAAATCTTCAAAGCTAAAAATTTGACTGAAAGTCAAAAAGTAAAAGTATTGGCCGCTTTTGATAAAGCCGCTAGTGTTAAAGAAGCTAAATTAGTATTCGAAACCTTATCTGAAGGTATGAGAGAAACTAAGAAAACTGTTAACGAATCAATGTTAAGAGGATCTGCTTCTAAACCCTCTGGTGTTGCTGCTAAAAAGCCAATTCTTGAAGTAAACGACCAATTCTCCCGTTGGCAGACATTGGCAGGAATTAAAAAATAACTAAAAACAAAAACAAAAAACAAAAACAAAAACAAAACTAAAATGTCAAACGTACAACAATTATTAGAAAGCGCTGCAGGCTCTTGGAAGAGTTTGCAAAGCGATGCCACTAAATTAGCTGGCAAATGGTCTAAGACCGGATTGTTAGAAGGTTTGGTTGAGGTTGATAAAAACAATATGTCATTATTGTTGGAAAACCAAGCCAAGCAGTTGGTAACTGAATCAAACCAAATCACTTCTAACTCATTTTACACTTCAGGCGGAACAGGCGAAAACTGGGCTGGTATTGCATTACCTTTAGTTCGTAAGGTATTCGGTACAATCGTAGCTAAAGAATTCGTTTCAGTTCAACCAATGAACATGCCTTCAGGACTTGTGTTCTTCTTGGATTTCCAATATGGTAACGAGAAAACTCCATTTGTTGCTGGTACTTCTTTGTATGGTAACCGTAACACGGCTTCTCAGTTCCCATTCTCTACAGTTGATGCAACTGGTGGTTTGTATGGTGGTACTTCAGGTCGTTTTACTTACGCTACTAACACTTTCTCAGCTTCTTTCCAAATATCAGCTTCAACAGCTAACACTTTGACTAGAACTGCTGCTGGAACTGGTTCTATCGTATCTGCTTCATGGGCTGATTGCGATTTTGATTCTGATTACTCTGCTTCTGTAGTATCTGGTCAAATGTACAAAATGACCATCACTGCTTCTAACAGTACCTTACCTAGCTTTGACCAAGACGCAGTTCGTGGTTTTATCGCAGCTTCAGGTTCTAACTTCAATGCTATTACTTTAGTACCTGCTTTCACTAACTACAACTACACTGCTAACACTATTAGTTTCGTATTTACTGGTTCAGCTAACTTTGCTTCAACTCCTCAGTCAGGTTCTATATTCGTAGTAACTTACGAAAAAGCAACTTCTCAAGATGGTTTGAACGTAACTTCTGGTGACAACGTAACTAGCGGTAACTTCTCAGGTCGTGGTGATTTCGAAGCTTCTGGTTCTTTCTCATTACCTTCTAGTGCTTCGGCTCAACAGATCGTTATCCCTGAGATCAACGTAAGAATGCAATCACAGCCTATCACTGCTAAAACCAAGAAATTGAAGGCAGTATGGACTCCTGAATTTGCTCAAGATTTAGCTGCTTACCAAAACATCGATGCTGAAGCTGAATTAACTAACATCATGTCTGAGTACATTTCAATGGAAATTGATTTGGAAATCTTGGATATGTTGATCGAAGATGCTTCTGCTGCTACTGAGTACTGGTCAGCTATCAACAACACAGTTTATTCAAACGGTAACTTCGCTACTGCTGCTTCTGGATTCTACAACACTCAAGGTCAATGGTTCCAAACTTTAGGAACTAAGATCCAAAAGGTGTCTAACAAGATCCACCAGTTGACTTTACGTGGAGGCGCTAATTTCTTGGTTACTTCTCCTACAGTAGCAACTATCTTGGAATCAATCCCAGGATTCGCTTCTACTTCAAACGGTGAAGCTGATCAAATGGAATATGCTTTCGGTGTACAGAAAATCGGTACAGTAAACGGTCGCTACAAAGTTTACAAGAACCCTTACATGACTGAAAACTTGATCCTTATGGGTTACAGAGGTTCTCAGTTCTTGGAAACAGGTGCTGTATTCGCTCCTTACATTCCTTTAATCATGACTCCTCTAGTTTACGATCCAGAAACCTTCACACCACGTAAAGGTTTGTTAACTCGTTACGCTAAGAAGATGTTACGTCCAGAATTTTATGGAAAAATTTATATTAGTGGATTAAACACTATCTAATATAAAAATTTTATAGAATAAAAGATTAAGAGCCGCATTTTTGCGGCTCTTTTTCATATGTATAATGGACCCGAAGATTCCTGTCTTATGAAACAATGTAAAAAATGTAATATAGAAAAACCACTAACTGATTTTTGGAATAAAACAAATGAACCTGATGGAAAACATAGGTACTGTGTTGCATGCCAAAAAGAATCAGGTAAAACCTACTACCATATCTCAGGTCGTAAAGAATCAGATTACTATAAAGAATACCGAAAAGAAAATAAAGAATATTTTAATCAATATTGTACAAACCACTATCATACTAAAAAGGAACTTTATAGAGAATGGAATAAAAACAAATACCATACAGATATTGGATTCAGAATAAAACATGTAACATCAGCTCGAATATCCGAAGCTTTAAAACTATATAATACACTTAAAAAAGATCGTACTATAGAATATTTAGGGTGTAACATGGAGGAATATACTCAATACCTTGAATTTTATTTCTCACCAGAAATGACTTGGGATAATTATGGGGAGTATTGGGAAATAGATCATATTAAACCTATAGCCTCTTTTGACTTAAATATTGAAGAAAACTTATATACATGTTTTCATTACCTTAATACACAACCCCTAGAAAAAACCCAAAACAGGGAAAAAAGTGATAAAATTTAACATTTTCTCCCGCGCAAGCGGGGCTTTTTTTAATATGTATAATAAATAATTTGTATGTTTAACATTTTTGAAGAAATAACTTGGCCTCATTTTGTGAAATCATCACATGTATCTAAATTACCTCTTCAAGAACAAATTAATCAATATAACCAATATCTCTATCAACTTTCAGAAGCTAGAACAAGTTGGATTGTATATCAAAATAAAGGACCACTTAAAGAAGTAGAAAATTTCTTATTACAAGAAAATGGATTCTTTTTATTACAAGAAAACGGAAATAAAATAATAATATAATGGATGAAAATTTACCAATATCAGGACTACCACCAACAACCCAAATCACATCAAATAGTATTATTCCTATAGTACAAGATGGAATTACTAAACAAATTACCTACTCTGATTTTTTATCCTCAGGTAGTGTAAATGCTGATAGTTTAGGAGGAGCATCTGTTAGAACTCTTTATGCTAGAAATAATGATATAATTTATACTTCCGGATCAAGTACAAACACTGATTTTTTAGGAAGTAGTACTACTTGGGGTTCAAGAGCTTTACCACAATCATTTTTTGATGATTCTGTAAACTATGTATCTAAAGTTTTACACTTTAGAGCCATAGGCCTATTTGCCTCTGGTGGAAGTAATGATACAAACGCAGCAATTCGTTTACAAATAGGAGATCAAATTATTTCCGGTTCTAATTTAGGAACCCAAACTTTATCATTTACAACAAATAAACCATTTGAAATTTTAGGCGAACTTTATATCACAGCTGGTTCAGCTTCTGCTTGTTACTCAATAGGATGGTGTGATCAAACAGGTGATATGAGAAGAACTCCTTTATCAAATGTAACAGTAAGTGGAAGTTTTGCAAATTTAACCCCAGGTGATTTTAAAATTATAGTAAGTGGAAGTACAAATAGAACTATGACTTCTTATTATGCATATTTTCAAGCATATAACTAATTTTAAAAATCTTTATAAAGAGGCCTAGATTTTTCTAGGCCTTTTTTTATTTCTATGTACTAGTATAGGCCTACACCATATGTATACCAAAACGTTATACAATTAGTTACTTATGAAAGAGACTCCAAGTCAGTTACCAATCCAAAGTTTTGTTATGAACTTTCCATTCTCATTATCTACAGCAGATCCAAATAACATTTGGATGCAGGAATTAACAGATGATGAATTAGCAATTAATAAACCTAAAGCATACAAACAGTTTATGGATTTGTATAACTTTGTTGCTGGTGGTGCTATAGTTAATCTATTACCTTCGGAAGGTAATTTTCAAGACCAAGTTTATGTAGCTAATTTAGGTCTTTATTTACCTCATATTAAAGACGAAAACCATATTATTTTATCTAATTTTACTTCTGATCCCCGTAAAGGTGAAGAATTAGTTGGAGAAAAATATTTTAACCAAATGGGTTATAAAACAGCTATTTCTCCTTTTAAATGGGAAGGTGAGGCCGATTTGAAATACCTTTACGGAAACAAATATATTGGTGGTTATGGTATTCGCTCTAACATCAAAGCATATGAGTGGATGGAAGAACAATACAACATGGACATCCTTAAAGTAGCTATGGTTGATGAGTATTTGTATCACTTGGATTGCTCTATTTTTGCTTTAAATCAAGAACAAACACTAGTTTGTACTGAATTGTTTGATGAAGAAGAATTAGTTGAAATGGAAAAATACACTGAAATTATTGATATTCATGTTGACGATGCCTTAGGAGGAATAACTAATTCAGTTCGTTTAGGTAATATGATTATGTGTGCCTCAAACATTTCCGAAATGAAAAAATCTCATGAATATTATGAGGGTGAGGTTCATAAAATCAAAACATTAGAAAAGATTTGTGGTGATGCAGGTATGGAACCAGTTATCTTTAACTTATCAGAATACATGAAGTCAGGTGCTATGTTATCTTGTATGATGATGCACTTAAATCGAGTAGACCATAATAAAACCTTATTATAATGGCTCAAACATTACAAGAGTGGATAAGTACTGAGGTTAAACAACTTCAGAAGATGCCAGTAGGGGAATTATCTAATACATTTTTCTTTAGAGACCCAATTCGTCCTAATTATATTGACCATGAGCATTTTTACTCTCCGGCTGATGGAACTATTCTATACCAAAAATTCATTAAGGATCCTAAGGAACCTGTAGTTGAAATTAAGGGTATGAATTATACTCTTCAAGATGTTATGGGTGATGATGAATATAATAAACCTTCACTAGTTATTGGTATATTTATGTCATTTTATGATGTTCATATAAATCGTATACCATACGGAGGTCTGCTGTCATATAAACCACTAGACGCGATTCAATCGACTAATAAACCAATGTTGGCGGTTGAAAAAGATATATTAAATAAAAAAATTAACCCCGCAAACATGGAGTACTTAAAGTATAACGAGCGGATGTGGAATAAAATTTATTCACCATCTTTAGATTATACTTATTACTTAATTCAGATTGCAGACGAGGATGTAAACGTTATTGCTCCCTTTACTATGGCTCAAAACGATGTTTTTGCTCAAAACGAAAGATTTTCTTTAATTAGATGGGGTTCACAAGTTGATTTAGTGTTACCATTGGATGACAGATATGATTTCGAGTTATGTTTAGATAATGCTATGCATGTTAATGCTGGCTTGGACCAACTAGTTAAAATCAATTTCAATGAATACAAAACCAACCCATGAAGATTCTATCTTCCAAGAAAAGCGTAAACCAAAAAATCCTATTAAGTTTAAAATCCAATTAAACGAGGAACAAAAAGCCGCTAAAGCTAAAATATTAGAAAGTACTATTACATTATTAGCCGGAGCCGCTGGTTCAGGTAAAACATTACTTGCCTGTCAGATTGGTTTAGAAAAACTATTTATGAGAGATGTTGAAAAGGTAATTATTACCCGACCAACAGTATCTAAAGAGGAAATAGGATTCTTACCAGGTGATTTAAGAGAAAAAATGGATCCTTGGGTTCAACCTATTTATCAAAACATGTTCTTACTTTACGATAAAATAAAAGTAGAAGAACTTATTAAAGAAGGTAAAATAGAGATTGTACCTGTATCATTTATGAGAGGTAGAACGTTTGTAAACTCTGTAGTAATCGTAGATGAGGCTCAAAACGTAACACACGAACAAATGGAAATGATTGTTACCCGTATTGGTAAAGGATCAAAAATGATTATTTGTGGTGATGATGGCCAGGTGGATTTAAAACAAAAACGCGATTCTGGATTTAAGTTCTTATATTCAGCCGCTAAAAAGATTAAAAACTTAGAGGCAATATCTTTGAAACAAAACCACAGAGATCCAATCGTAGAGGATTTAATTAATCTATACAATGATGCATATGAACAGGGTTTAAGTCTAAATACTACTGGTTCAAACGGAAATTCTAAAAAGTAAGTTAGAGCCATACTTTTTCAATATTTATACGAAAAAGGTATGGCCACTTTTACTTCCCAAATATTCGAAATTTTAACACTTAACGGAGATGATGTAGGATCTTCTGTTAGTCAAACTATTAATAATGTTAATTACGTTGATAATAGAATCTTAAGTATCCCTACAGGCTCAGTTACTACCCTTTTTAGAATGGATGGAACTCCTGGTGCAGGTACTTTTGTAACAAGCAGTATTCAATATGTTAGAGTAACTAACAACTCATCTGTTGCTCCTGTTAAATTAATTATATCTTCATCAGCCGAGGCAATGAGTTATTTGATTGCTACTGGTAGCTCTTATATGTTATCTACTAGTAAAATGACTGGTAGCGAATCAGGATTTGCTTTTAAAGATATTCAATCCGTGAAAGCAGAACCTTCTGGTTCAAACGCAAGTATAGAGTATTACATTGTAACCACTTAATAAAATAATATGTCTAATATTCCAATTTGGCCTGGTTCATCTTCCTTTGCTCAAGTTTCAGCATCGTATGCTAATGGTGTTTGGCCACCGCCAACCCCATTTGGATTTTATGATAACGATTCTCAATTCCAAACAGATGCTAATAAAGTAGCTAACTTTTGTGCTTTACGTTTAGGTTATCCTATTGAAAACGTAGAATTACAAGATATTAACTTTTGGGCTGGATTTGAAGAGGCAACTACTATTTACGGAAACGAATTATATGCTTTCCAAACCAGAGACAATTATTTGTCTTTAGAGGGAGCTTCTACAAGTCTAAATGTTAATAACTCTGTGTTTACTCCTACAATGGCCACTATTGTTAGATTATCTCAACAATATGGTGAGGAAGCAGGGGCCGGAGGTAATGTAAACTGGTTAAAAGGTAGATTACCTTTAACTCCTGGACAACAACGTTATGATTTAGCTAAGTGGGCTGAGGATGAAGGAATTGTAGGTGGTATTGAGATTAAAAACGTTTATTATCAATCCCCTCCAGCAATCAGTCAATTATATTCTCCTGCTTTATTAGCCGGACAAGGTGGTTTAGGAGGTGTTCCTGCCGCTGGTTTATATGGATTTGGATATGGTACTGCTACTTATTTAATGATGCCTACAAGTTTTACTATGCAAAACATGCAGGCTATTGAAATGATGAATCAAGTAACTTTATCTAATTATTCCTTTAATATTATAAACAATATTATTTCAGTATTTCCAGTACCAGGTACTGGAGCTTTTGGTGAGGATGGATTTGAAGGTGGATTAGATTATGGTATTTATTTAGTATTTGATTTTATTAAAATACAAGACAGATTAGATTCTGTTGTAGCAAACGGTACTAACAAAATTGTAAATACCTCTAACGTTCCTTATCAAAACCCAATATACTCTAAAATCAATTCAATTGGTAGGGCTTGGATTTTTGAATATACTTTAGCTAGAGCTAAAGATGCTTTAGGACTAGTAAGAAACAAATACTCAACAATACCAATTCCAGGTTCAGAAGTAACATTAAATGGAGATAATTTAGTTTCATCGGCTGCTACCGAAAAAGAAGCATTAATTGTAAGATTAAGAGAATATTTTGACCAAACATCACGTCAAGCTTTACTTGAAAGAAGACAAGCAGAATCTGTAGCTCGTGTTGCTGAAATTAATAATGTACCAATGACAATTTTTATAGGATAATTATGGCTCTTTATGGTGGTGCTCGCGATGTTTCAATGTTCAGAAGAGTCAACAGAGAGTTGATGGGGAGTATTATATCTCAAGAAGTCATTTATTACAAATATAAAATAACTCAAACTAAAACAAACATGTATGGTGAGGCATATGAAGGAAGAAACTATGCTGATCCTGTTATATTATTTTCTTTGATAGAGGTTGGTCCTCAAGAAGCCCCAACAAGTGATTTAGGGGTTGATTTTACTTGGACTATGACTTTTAGATTTTTACGAGACGATTTGTTAAGTAAGTTAAATGAAGCAAACCAAGGAGGATTTGGTACATACCAACAACCCTTTATTCAATACGGAGCCAACATCCACCCAGAGGTAGGCGATGTAATACAGTATCAAAACGGTTATTGGGAAGTAGATAATACTAATGCAACCCAATTCTTTACAGGTAAAGACCCTCAATATCCTTATACAGATGCTGATGGAAATAATCCTTTAAACACAGGATTAGATCAGTTTGGTTATAATGTGGAAGTAAGATGTGATTGTCATTACGTGCCTTCAGATCGTTTGAATATAATTAAATCAAGAATGTAATGGCTCAAGTTAGAAAACCTATACCAAAAACCCAAAAACAGCTGTCCAATGAACAGCATGTTCCTACCTATAATCCAGCAGGTGATCCTAATAGTTTTAATCCAAATCCTACTAACAATAGAGCATTAAATACTTCTTTTAAAGGAGATACTACTAAACCTTTTAGTGTAGGACTTCAGGACATAGATGAGGCTGTTTTTTATTATTTTCAAAACGTAATTCAACCTTCTGTTATACAAAACGGACAAAGATTACCTGTTCCTATTGTTTATGGTTCTCAAGAAAAATGGAAATCATTTCAAAAAGACGGGTATTATAGGGACCAGCTCGGAAAAATACAGGCCCCGTTGATTATGTTTAAGCGTAACAGTATAGACAAAAATAGACAGATAGCTAACAAACTAGATGCCAATCAACCCAACCTACTTCAAGTATTTACTAAAAAATATACTCCAAGAAATGCTTACGATAATTTTAAGGTATTAAACAACAGGATTCCACAACAAGAATACTATGCTGTTATTATGCCTGATTATGTTACCGTAAGTTATACTTGTATTGTGTTTACTTATTACGTAGAACAACTAAACAAGATAGTAGAGGCTATGGAATATGCCTCTGATGCTTACTGGGGAGATCCTCAACGCTATCAATTTAAATCTATGATTGATTCGTTTGGTTTCCAAACCGAGTTAGTTAATAACGATGAGCGTATCGTTAGAAGTACTTTTGATATTAAATTAAATGGATACATCATACCTGATGTATTACAAAAAGATATAACAGCATTGCAGAAATTTTCTAATAAAACTAAAGTTGTATTTGATATAGAAACATCATCAAACCCTGATTACTATGAAAATAAAGCTTTTATAGATAGGGCAATTTATGAGGAACCAATTAATCATAATAAAACATCATTTAACGATCCTTTACTAAGCCAAGATCCAATTAATCCCTAATTAATATTTTTTATTAAATATTGATAAAAAGTAAAATTAAATTAAAAGTTTTTAATATTTATATTAAACACCGGAATGGCTGAAAACAGATACAGAGGTAATAATCGTTTAGACAACCCAAACCAAGGTAGAGGTTTTTTTGATAGATCATTAGCTTTTAATAAATTTAATTTACCTATTGTAACTGAAGGATGGGAAGGTTATGTTTTAACCATTAATGATGATGGAGTTGTATCTTTAGTTTTAGGAGGCGGTGGAGGAAGTGGTACAACAGGTACATCAGGCACATCAGGCTCTTCAGGCACATCAGGCTCTTCAGGTTTATCTGGTTCTAGTGGTTTATCTGGTTCTAATGGTACTTCAGGTATAAATGGTTCTTCGGGCACATCAGGTACAACAGCCGGTACAAGTGGTACTTCAAATACAGCAGGCTCTTCAGGAACAAGTGGTAGTTCAGGTTCAACAGGTTCATTTGGTACAAGTGGTATAGAAGGTACTTCAGGTACTAGTGGAGGTACAAGTGGTACTTCTGGTTCAAGTGGTTCAGTTGGTTCTTCAGGAACAGCTGGTTCATCAGGTTCAAGTGGTTCTAATGGTTCATCAGGTAATGGTGGTAACTCAGGCCAATCAAGCACTTCAGGTACTTCAGGCTCATCAGGTACAGCAGGTACCTCAGGATTAAGTCAATCAAGTGGTACAGTTGGTACCTCAGGTTCAGCTGGTTCTTCAGGAACAGCAGATACAAGTGGAACTTCAGGTTCTAGTGGTAGTTCAGGTTCAAATGGTAATGCTGGTAACTCAGGTCAATCTAGTACTGCAGGAACTTCAGGTTCAAGCGGTAGTACTGGTACTTCAGGTTTAAGTGCTTCAAGTGGTTCTTCTGGTAGCTCAGGTTCATCAGGAACTTTTGGATCTAGTGGAGCTGATGGTTCAAGTGGTTCTTCAGGATCTAGTGGGTCAAGTGGAAGTTCTGGAACTTTTGGATCTAGTGGAGCTGATGGCTCAAGTGGTACTTCTGGCTCTTCAGGAACTAGTGGTTCATCAGGATCAAACGGTTCATCAGGTAATGCCGGGAACTCAGGCCAATCAAGTACCTCAGGTACATCTGGCTCAAGTGGTAGTACAGGTACAAGTGGTTTATCTCAATCTTCTGGTTCTTCAGGATCATCAGGAACCTCAGGTTCAAATGGTTCTACAGGTACTTCAGGCTCAAGCGGGGCAGATGGCTCTTCAGGTTCTAGTGGAACTAGTGGTTCCTCAGGTTCTGCGGGTTCAAATGGCAGTTCAGGAGCAGATGGTTCTTCAGGTACATCAGGCTCATCCGGCACATCAGGATCAGGTGGCTCAAATGGTTCATCAGGTAACGCAGGAAATTCAGGCCAAGCAAGTACTTCAGGTACTTCAGGAAGCTCTGGTTCAACAGGTACTTCAGGCTTAGCTCAATCATCAGGTACTTCAGGTACTAATGGAACAAGCGGCTCAAGTGGTTCAAGCGGCTCAAGCGGTTCAAGTGGATCCACAGGCTCTTCAGGATCTAGTGGTGCGGATGGTACTTCAGGTTCTAGCGGATCAAGCGGTTCAAGTGGATCTACAGGTTCATATGGTACTTCAGGTGATGCTGGTACTGCAGGTAGCTCAAATACTTCAGGAACAAGCGGTTCAGGTGGTTCTAATGGTACTACTGGAAACGCTGGCAATAGTGGGCAAAGTTCTACTTCAGGAACTTCAGGTAGCTCAGGCTCTACAGGTACAAGTGGTTTATCACAAACTGGTGGTACAAGTGGCTCTTCAGGTTTAAGTGGCTCTACAGGTACTTCAGGTAGTTCAGGTACATCAGGCTCAACAGGTTCAAATGGTACTTCAGGTGTTGATGGTACAAGTGGTACTTCAAACACTTCAGGAACTAGTGGTAGTTCAGGTACATCAGGTATAGCAGGTGCTGCAGGTTTCTCAGCAGCCAGTGCAACTTCAGGTACAAGCGGTTCTTCAGGTTCTAATGGAACTACAGGCGCAGCAGGTACTTCTGGAGAAAGTCAAACAAGTGGTTCCTCAGGTAGTTCAGGCTCACAAGGTAGTACAGGTGCAGCAGGTACTTCAGGATTAAGTCAAACAAGTGGTTCTAGTGGATCTAGCGGTTCACAAGGTAGTACAGGCGCAGCTGGTACAAGTGGCTTATCTAATACTTCAGGTTCTTCTGGTTCGTCAGGATCGTTTGGTACAACAGGAGACGCAGGTACATCAGGCAATTCAAATACCTCAGGTACAAGCGGTTCAGGTGGTTCAAATGGTACCACAGGTAACGCGGGAAACTCAGGTCAATCTAGTACTTCAGGTACAAGTGGATCAAGTGGTTCAACAGGTACAAGTGGTTTAAGTCAAACAAGCGGTACCTCAGGAGCTTCAGGTTCTTCAGGTACATCAGGTAATGCAGGTACTGCTGGTACTTCAGGTTCTAGTGGATCTTCAGGTTCAACTGGTACCTCAGGTGTAGACGGTGGTTCAGGTGTTTCAGCAACTTCAGGTACATCTGGATCAAGTGGTTCAAATGGTAGCACAGGAGCAGCAGGTACTTCAGGTTTATCACAAACAAGTGGTTCTAGTGGTTCAAGTGGATCATTTGGTACTACAGGAGCAGCAGGTACATCAGGCTTAGCTAATACTTCAGGCTCTTCAGGTTCAGCAGGATCAAACGGTACTTCAGGTGCTGCAGGTTCTTCAGGAGCAAGTAATACTTCAGGTACAAGCGGTTCAGCAGGTTCTTCAGGTACTACAGGTACTTCAGGTCTAGCTGGTGCTAGTGGTATTTCAAATACTTCAGGTACTAGTGGATCCGGTGGTTCTAATGGTACAGGAGGTGCAGCCGGTACTTCAGGAGCAAGCCAAACAAGTGGTTCAAGTGGGTCTAGTGGTTCTCAAGGTAGTACAGGAGCAGCAGGTACTTCTGGTTTATCACAAACAAGTGGCTCATCAGGTAGTTCTGGTTCTCAAGGTACAACAGGAAACGCAGGCACATCAGGCAATTCAAATACTTCAGGTACTAGTGGTTCAGGTGGATCACAAGGTACTACAGGAGCAGCAGGCACTTCAGGTGCCTCTAATACAAGTGGTTCAGCTGGTTCAGGAGGTTCTAATGGAACAACAGGAAACGCTGGTACTTCAGGATCTTCAAATACATCAGGTTCATCTGGTTCTTCAGGCACTTCAGGTATAGCAGGTGCTGCAGGTTTCTCAGCAGCTAGTGCAACTTCTGGTACTTCTGGTTCAGCAGGTTCTAATGGGACAGGCGGAGCAGCTGGTACATCAGGATCAAGTAATACATCAGGTACTTCAGGATCTGGGGGTTCAAACGGAACAACAGGTGCTGCGGGTTCTTCTGGTTCAAGTAATACATCAGGTACAAGCGGTTCAGGAGGATCAAACGGAACAACAGGTGCTGCAGGTTCTTCAGGTGCCTCTAACACTTCAGGTTCTTCAGGCTCATCTGGTTCTACAGGAACCTCAGGTGTAGATGGAGGTTCAGGGGTTTCAGCTACCTCAGGTACTTCAGGTTCAGCTGGTTCTAATGGAACAACAGGTGCTGCAGGTTCTTCAGGTGCTTCTAATACTTCAGGTTCTTCAGGTTCAGCAGGTTCAAATGGCACTTCAGGTGCTGCTGGGTCTTCAGGAGCAAGTAATACAAGTGGTACAAGTGGTTCTGCTGGATCTTCTGGTACAACAGGTACTTCAGGTTTAGCAGGAGCAAGTGGTATATCAAATACAAGTGGTACTTCAGGATCTGGAGGTTCTAACGGAACAACAGGAGCCGCAGGTACTTCAGGAGCTTCAAATACTTCTGGTTCTGCAGGCTCAGCAGGATCAAATGGAACAACAGGGGCTGCAGGGGCATCAGGCTCCTCAAATACTTCAGGAACAGCAGGTACTTCAGGTACTTCAGGTATAGCAGGCGCTGCTGGTTTTTCTGCTGTTGCTGGTACTTCAGGTACAAGCGGTTCAGCGGGAACATCAGGACTCTCCTTTAATGGTACTTCAGGAATAAGTGGAGGTACATTTACTAATCAACCTGATTATTTAGTAAGAACTACAGGTACTACTACTATACAAAGTGTATCTTTTTTATACACTGATGTTACAAATGGTAGACTAGGAGTTAGTACAACAAGTCCAAGCTATCCTGTTCATGTTAATGCTAACGTAAGTGGTATCTCAATTTATGCTTCAAATGATATTCAAGCATTTTCAGATTCTAGAATTAAAGGTGAAATTAAAGTAATTGAAAATGCTATTAATAAAATTAACCAAATAAATGGAATTACCTTTATACGACTAGACAATCCAGACAATATAAATAGATATGCTGGTGTTATAGCTCAAGAAGTTGAAAAGGTATTACCTGAAGTAGTTCATACAGATTCTAAAACAGGAATGAAATCTGTAGCTTATGGAAACTTAAATGCTTTATTAATTGAAGCTATTAAAGAACTAAGTAAAAGAGTAGAAGAATTAGAAAATAAATTAAAATGACGGTTCCAACTTCAAACGTTAGTTTTAAAAACATATGGGAAGAAGCCAATAGCACTTATTCCTCAGGTATTATTAGTATGTTAACTATGAGTTTTTTTTCATATTTTGCTGGTCCTAATGGTTCAAATTCACAAACAACTAATAATTGGGGCCAAGGTGAAGGATCAGGAGCTAATAGAATATATGGAACATCTGCTAAAACTTCAAATATTGGTGTAGGTGATTTTGATGGTTTAACGTACTACTATGATAATTCTACATTCCAGGTAACTTTAAATGTAACAAATAATAAAACAAATCCCCCACCATTTCCTCCTCCTCCAGTAGATAATGCTGTTAATGTGAATGTTGAATTATGGGATTCAGGTTTTGCATATCAATATTTAAGTGGTGGTGGTATGGCTATGGCACCTGGTACTTATGGACCAACAGCAGTAAGTCAACCTACTGGAGATCCTATTATATTTAGGGGTTATTGGAAAGTAATAGTTTCTGGAGCTTTTCCTTCATTTGCCGGAGGAACAGCAGATTTATCTATAAATGGTACTAGCTTTTTTACAGGACAAACAGTAGCAGCAGGCTCAGGTGGAACAACATTTACATCAACTACATGGGGAACAGCGGATGTAGCCGCTTACAGTGGTTACACAGGTTTGTATTTTACAGTTACTGTAAATTAATTTTAATTATTTTATAATAAAACTTGGGTGTTTAACTTATTTTTATTATATTTATTACATATAAACTGTTATAAATAAACAAAATCTATGGGTACTAAAAAATTAACTAAAAAAGAGATTGAAGCTCTTAAATTAATTCAACAAAAAAACACTGCTGTTGTTAATGAATTCGGTGGTTTAGAAATCGCTAAATTGCAAATTGAAGCAAGAAAAGTAGACATTATTAAATTCTACAATGAGTTAAAAGAAGAAGAAGCTGAGTTAGGAAAAACACTGTCTGAAAAGTACGGTGTAGGTTCAATTGATATTGAGAGTGGAGAATTTATTCCTTCTGAAATAGAAAATACTGAAATCGCTTCCTTCTAATCTTATTTTAAAGGTTATATGGAAAAACTACTGTATGTAGCCCCCCACTTGTCAACAGGGGGGCTGCCTCAATATTTAACTAAAAAAATAGAACTATTAAAAGATAGTTTTGAAATTTATTTAGTTGAATGGTCAGATTGTACTGGAGGTGTATTAGTAGTTACTAGAAATAAAATTGTAAAGCTTGTTGATAAAGACAAGTTTTTTACTCTAGGAGAAAATAAACAAGAACTTATTGATATTATAAATCAAGTAAAACCAGATATTATCCATTTAGAGGAAATACCTGAGTTTTTTATGGATTTTAATATTGCAAACCAAATCTACACTCAGGATAGAGCATATAAAATTGTAGAAACATCTCATGATTCATCTTACGATATAACTCAAAAGAAATTCTTTCCTGACAAGTTTATGTTTGTGTCTCAATGGCAAATAAATCAATATAAAAATATAGACATTCCTAAAGTATTAGTTGAATATCCTATAGAATATATTGAAAGACCAGACAGAACAGAGGCACTACAAAAATTAGGGTTAGATCCTAATAAAAAACATATTTTACATATTGGTTTATTTACTCCTCGTAAAAATCAAGCTGAGTTTTTTGCCTATGCTAAAGCATTACCACAATATGAATTCCATTGTGTAGGTAATCAAGCAGACAATTTTAAACATTATTGGGAACCATTAATGAATGATAAGCCTAATAATTTAACATGGTGGAATGAAAGAACAGATGTAGATGCTTTCTACCAGGCAATGGATCTATTCTTATTTACATCTAGGGGTACAAACAATGATAAAGAAACAATGCCTTTAGTAATTAGGGAGGCTGTTTCATATCAAATACCAATTTTAATCCATAATCTACCTGTATACTTAAATTATTGGGATGATTATAATGTTAATTATTTAGACACTACTGATTTTTCTTATAATCTAAGTTTAATTGAATCAAGTTTAAACTCTAGCAATTATATAAATGTAGAGGAAGAAGCAATTGTAGTTTCAACATATCCACTATTAAACTCTATAGTTAAAACAACTAAAGAATGTATTGAGGCTTTAAAACAAACAGGTAGAAAGATTATATTAACTTCACATTTACCAATTCCTAAAGAATTGCAAGAAATGGTTGATTATTGTATTTACGATAATAATAATCTTTTAACTAAACATACATTTTATCAATATACATGGTTTGACTATGATAGCTGGAGAGTAGATTTAATGTTAACAGGTGAAAACAATGATGTTTATCATGGACCTGCTGTTTATACAAACTATTACAATGCTGCCTCGTTAGCTAAAGATTTAGGCATTAAAAAATTATATTTTTTAAATTACGATTACCATCTAAAAAATGCATCTTATATTGATAATATATCTTTAATATTAAACAATAAAAAAGCATATGTTGGTTTAAGAAAAGAACAAGAAGGTAATACAATTATTACTTATTTCTTAGCATCAGAACCTAAATTTTATTTAGATCATTTTCCGTTAATTAAAACAGCTAAAGAATATGATGATTTAATGATAAAATGGGGTAGTGAATCTAATGGTTTAGAAAATTTAACTTACCATACATTTAATCAAGATAAAGATAAAATATATTGGGAAGATAAACTAAATTTTACCAAATTAATAGATGAAAATTTTGAACATAAAGATTATTCAAGAGTAGAATATTTTTCTGTACTACCTGTTAAAGATCATCCTGAACAATTTGCTGTGTTTTTAAGTATAGCTAATTCCACAGACAATAGAGATATTGAAATAGCTGTTTATGAGGATGATAAAATGTTGTTTGATGAAACAGTAAAAGTAACTCACAAATTATCTTGGTTTAGACAAGTAACATTTGATCCTAAAAAAATATATAAAATATATTACATGGCTTTTGATAGATATAATCAAGCATTAGTTGAAGAGAAAAAAATAATAGTTGATAAACAATACTTTGAAAACCAATTACCTAAAAATGGAGTCTTAACATTATCATGAAAATCTGTCAAGTAAATCCAGGATGTGGAATACCAATTCCCCCACCTACATGGGGTGCTATTGAAAAAATTGTTTGGGAATTTACATGTAATTTAAAAGAATTAGGCCATGAAGTTGACATAAAATGGGCCAATGAAATCCAACCAGGTGAATATGATTTAGTGATGGTACATGTGGCTAATTTAGCGTTAGAATTGGCGTCTAATAACGTATCGTATGTATTTCAACACCATGATCACCATGCTTATCATTACGGAAAAGACTCCACTATATACCAACAAAATCGAGAGGCAATGGAAAAATCTATTTTTTCTTTAGTGCCGGCTCGTTATTTAGTTGATTATTTTGATTTGCCTAATGTGTATTATTTTTCTCATGGAGTAAATATAGATACGTTTAAACCAAACGATACAACCCCTATTTATCATAGCTTACTAATGTTAGCAAATAATGGTTTAGGTGGTTATGGTTCATATGATAGGAAAGGATTTGAGTTAGGGGTTAAAGTAGCTATGTCTCGTAATTTACCTATTACAATAGCTGGACCTAAAAATAATGAAAATTGGTTTAATGATAATCCGTGGATATTTGGTTATCCTAAATTAAGTGTTTTAAATGAACCATCTAATGAACAATTAAGACAGCTTTATAACTCACATACTATATTTTTACATCCTAGTGATTTAGAGGCAGGCCATCCTAATCTTACATTATTGGAGGCAGCAGCCTGTGGTTTACCTATTTTAGGATGTATTGAGGAAGAAACAATATTTCATGGTTTATGGAGAGCACCTCGTGACTTAAACTTGTTAATTCAAGGATTAGATGTTATCATTGATGAGTACAACCAATACCGACAAAATGCTTTAAATACAGCCCAAGAATTATCTTGGTTAAACCGTTCTAAAGAATTAATACAGTTATATGAAAGACTTACTAATTAAAGAATATAAAAACACTAAAATCTTAAATCTAAAAAGTAAGCAACCTTTAAATACTTTTAATGTTAATTTTGTTGATGGTGCTTTTTTAGAAGTAGTAGGACCTTTAGAAGAAAAGTATAAAGTTACTTTTACAAATACAAAAACAAATGAAATAGTTCATAATAGTGTTATTAATAATAATATGTGGACTCGTACTAGTATAAAGTATTGTGTTGACTGGAAAATAGAAGTATTTAATAACAAAACAGGAGAAAAAGTATATGAACATATCTTTAACCCTAAAAACAAAAGAGTTTACATCCATTTAGATTCAGGAGCAGTTGGTGATACTTTAGCTTGGTTTCCTTATGCTGAAGAATTTAGACAAAAATGGGATTGTGAGGTAATTTGTTCTACATTCCATAACGAATGGTTTAAAAAAGAATATCCACAAATTGAGTTTGTAAAACCAGGAACTGAGGTAAACAATTTATATGCTATGTTTAATGTAGGATGGTTTTATGATGGAGAAGAAATTGTAAAGGATAAAATACCATTTGATTTTAAAAAACATCCCCTACAACAAACACCACCAGAAATTTTAGGACTAGAATATAAAGAAGTAAAACCAAAACTTACTATATCTCGTAAAAAAACAAATATAAAAGGTAAGTATGTTGTAATAGCTCCTCATGCCTCCTCTCACGCCAAATATTGGATGCATCCTAAAGGATGGCAAACCATTATTGATTACTTAAATGAAAAAGGTTATAAAGTAGTTATGATAACAGGTGAACCTTTAGGTGATGAATGGCATGATTCAAAACTAGGAGGTACGTTAACCGGTGTAATAAATAAAACAGGTTATAATATTGATTTATCTGACAGGATGATTGATATTAGAGATGCTGAATTATTTATAGGAGTAGGCAGTGGATTAAGCTGGTTAAGCTGGTCGATAGGTACTCCAACTATTTTAATTTCAGGCTTTAGTTATCCTTATACTGAATTTAAAGATTGTGAACGTATATTTACTTTAGATTCTAAAGCATGTACTGGATGTTTTAATCGCCATTGGTTAAATCCTGGTGATTGGGAATGGTGTCCTGATCATAAAGATACTCCAAGACATTTTGAATGTACAAAAACTATAAAACCTGTTCAAGTAATTGGCGCAATTGATAAAATGTTGAATATTTATCAATAAACATGGCCTTAAAAACCTTATCTAAATCTAATATCCTAAACGGCAATATTGTTCAAGCCGCAGACGTATCACAAAGTGTTGACGCATTCACTGGTATTGAAGGATACGCTATTTCATTATCTGGATCATTTGCATTTTCAGGAGCAACTACAGGTAGTGGATTTTTCCAAAACGCAGTAAACGCTTTATCTGGTTCTTCTGTGTATATTGCATCTAATAGTTCAACAGATGCAAATTATACTTTAATATTTAAAAATGATACTTTTGGATTAGATGGATTTCATCCCTTAGCAGCAGACGGAACAAACGGTCCATATTATAATCCATCAACAAATATATTAGGAGGAACTGGTGGAATAACAGTTTCTGGATCTATTGGTAAATTTATCTCTATTACAGGTTCATTATCAGGTAGCGTAAACGGAACTGCATCTTTTGCTACCTCAGCATCTGTAGCTATTACTTCAAGTATTGCAGATGTTGCTACTACATCTAATCAAGTATCTGGATATTACATCCCAAGTGGTTCAGCAGTAGCAGTTGTAGGTATATTAAAAATGTTTGCTGGAGCAGGTAAGACTGGAGCAACTCCTCCATTCACTAGTGTATTATCTACATTACCACTTGATTTAACAGGTAAGACACTAAATCAAAACTTATTTTTAGGTATAGCCCCTTCACAATCAAGCGCTACTGTAAGTGCAACTTTAAACAGTCCTACAAGTATTACTTTTGAAAGTAACATAGCAAGTACCGATTTTACCTTTGTAGCTACTTATATTTAAAAAAACAATAAAATAAAAACAATAACATATGGCAACACAAGTTTTAGAACAAGAAGAAATCCAATCAATTAAGGATTTACAAACAAAAAGAGAACAGTTAATGGCTGATTTCGGTTTTATCGAAATGAGAATTCAAGAATTAGAATTGCAAAAAGAAAATCTAATTAACCTTTTGGTTGAAGTTAGAAATTCTGAAGCAACTTTAAGTAATGAACTCCAAGCTAAGTATGGTAACGGTACTATTAACTTAGATAAAGGAGAAATTACTATTGTTGATTAATTTTTAACCCCCTCTATGATATTTATCATAGAATAAAACCAACAAACTTTTAGAAACATGGCATCAACACTAACATCACCTGGCGTACTTTCAATTGAGAACGATCAGTCGTTTATTACGCAACAACCTATAACTGTAGGAGCCGCTATTATTGGTCCTACACCTTTAGGTCCTGTAGAAACACCTACAGTTGTTACCTCATACAGCGATTATAAGAATAAATTTGGTTCAACTTTTATTAGTGGAAGCCAAGTTTATACTTATTTTACATCAATTGCTGCTTTTAACTATTTTAACAATGGTGGAGAATCATTATTAGTAGCCAGGGTAGTTAGTGGTACTTTCTCATCTGCATTTACTTCAGCTTCTGCTGCTTCAAATCCAACTCCAAACGGAAGTGGTATTTTAAATCTTAATAACTCAGAATCAATTGTATTAAGTACTCTTTCACAAGGTATTATTATGAATAGTTCTGGTTCATTAGATGCAAGTGGATCATTAAATGCTTCAGGTTCAGCTAATAATATCAGATGGCAAATTGTTAATAACGATACAGCATCTGGAACTTTTAGTTTGTTGATCCGTGAAGGTGATGATAACACAAACAATCCAGTTACTTTAGAAACTTGGACTAACTTATCAATGGACCCAACGGCTCCTAACTATGTATCTAGATTAATTGGTAACCAAGTTAGAGCATATAATTCTATCGATAATCAAATCACAGTAACTGGTGATTATCCAAATGCTTCAAAATATGTTTATGTGAGTGCAGTTAAAACTCCTACTCCATTGTATTTTGATAACACAGGTATTGCAAAATCTCAATACACAGCATCTATTCCTGTAAACGCTTCAGGATCATTTGCAGGTGCTACAGGAACTTTATTTGGAGCAGGTGCTAATTATTATAATAACATCGTAGTAAGTTCTACAAACACTCAAGGTTTGTTAAGCTCAAGCTATGACAATATGATTAATTTGTTAGCTAATACTGATGATTATAGATTTAACGTATTAATGACTCCTGGTTTGTTTGCTAATGCTGCTGCTTTAGGTTCTTCTCAAGTAACTTCTATTATCAACAACACAATGAATCGTGGTGATAATATTTACGTATCTGATTTAGTACCTTTTAGTTCAAGCATTACAGAAGTAACTAACGCTTCAAACGCTAAAAATACTTCATATGCAGCTTCATACTGGCCTTGGGTTCAAACAATTGATCCAGATTCATCTCAATTAGTTTGGGTTCCGGCCTCTACTATGATCGGTGGTGTTTATGCTTACAACGATTCAGTATCTGAGCCTTGGTTTGCACCAGCTGGTATTAACAGAGGTGGATTAAGTAGTGTAGTAAGAGCTGAAAAGAAATTATCTCAAGCTAACCGCGATACTTTATACACAAATAAAGTTAACCCAATTGCTACTTTCCCTGGAACAGGAGTTGTAGTTTACGGACAAAAAACATTACAAACTAAAGCAAGTGCTTTGGATCGTGTAAACGTTCGTCGTCTGTTGATTGCTCTTAAATCTTATATCGGTCAAGTTGCTAATAACTTAGTGTTCGAACAAAACACAATCGCAACTCGTACAAGTTTCTTGAACCAAGTTAACCCATACTTAGAATCAGTACAACAACGTCAAGGTTTGTATGCTTTTAAAGTAGTAATGGATTCAAGCAACAACACTCCAGATGTAATTGACAGGAATCAATTAGTAGGACAGATTTACTTACAACCAACTAAGACTGCTGAATTCGTTTATTTGAACTTCAACATCTTACCAACCGGAGTATCTTTCCCAGCGTAATTTTTTAAAAACGGAATATTTATAACAAAACAAATAAATAAATAAAATGGCAGTATTAGATCCAAACGAAATATTTTTCACAGCCTTTGAACCAAAACAGGCCAACCGATTCATTATGTATATTGACGGTATACCTGCGTATGAGATTAAAGGTGTTGGTGCAGTCACGTTAACTCAAGGTACCGTACCTTTAAACCATATTAACGTACAACGTTTTGTGAAAGGTAAAACTACTTGGGGACCTATCACATTTACATTATTTGATCCTATCACTCCTTCAGGTGCACAGGCGGTAATGGAATGGGTACGTTTACACCACGAATCAGTAACTGGACGTGATGGTTATAGTGATTTCTATAAGAAAGACTTAACATTTGATGTATTAGGACCTGTAGGTGATATCGTATCAGAATGGATTATCAAAGGTGCGTTAATTACTGAAGCTAATTTTGGTGATTATAACTGGGATACCGTTGATACAGCAATTAATCTTACAATGACAGTTCAACCTGATTACTGTATCTTGAATTTCTAATTAAAAGTAAAAATAAATCAAAGAAAGCTCGCATTTTTTGCGAGCTTCTTTATTCTATTAATATTTATAACAAAATAAGTTTATGAGCGAATTTAAGTTTCCAACAGAGGTTGTAGAATTACCTTCAAAAGGTTTAGTCTATCCACCAGATCACATTTTAAGAAGCGGCAAGGTTGAAATGAAATACATGACCGCAAAAGAAGAAGACATTTTATCAAACCAAAACTTTATTTCAAAAGGTATTGTGTTAGATAAGTTGTTAGAATCATTAACATTAGGTAAAATCAATATTAAAGACCTAATAACTGGAGACAAAAATGCTATTTTAGTAGCATCTCGTGTTTTAGGTTATGGTAAAGATTATTCATTTACTTATGATGGTAAAGAATATAATGTTGATTTAAGTATTATTGAAAATAAAGTCTTTAATACATCCTTAGTATCTTCTAAAGGCACATTTAATTTTACTCTCCCTAATTCAGGAACTGTAATTGAATTTAAGCTTTTAAATGAAAATGATGAAGAAAAAATTAAACAAGAAATTGAAGGACTTAAAAAATTCAATAAAGAGTTATCTTCAGAAATTACAACAAGACTAAAACACCAGATTATTTCTGTTGATGGTAATGATGATAAAACATCTATTAAAGAATTCGTAGAACAATATTTACTAGCCTCAGATTCAAGAGCATTAAGATCATATATTAAATCAGTATCCCCAGATGTTGATTTATCTACTAAAGTAGTTATTAACGGTGTTGAGGAGGATATCGACATCCCAATTAATCTTAACTTTTTTTGGCCTGACCTCTAATAATGCTTCTGAATTTAGGTTATCTATTTTTAATCAAATTCACGAAATAGTATTTCACGGGCAAGGAGGTTATAGTTATGATATTATTTATAATATGCCTATCTGGTTACGTGTTTATACCTTTAATAAATTAAAAGATTGGTATAATCAATCTAATAAAAATCCAAATGAAGACAGCTGGACTCAAGGTAGTATAAAAGAGGAAGCATCTAAAAATAAAAAAGTACAAGTACCAACATATGTTACAAAGGCATCTAAAAAATGATGCCTTTTAATATTTATAATATATGGCTAAAGATCTTAAACCAGAAGAAGTAAAAAAAAGAGCACTAGAAACAGCCGAGATAGTTGAAGATGCTCTGCGTAACATATCCTCTCAGGTTGGTAATATATTTAAAGAAGCTCTTGATACTACTTCTACTTTTAGTAAATCCCTTACTGGCGATATTACTAAAGGAATAAATAATTTAGCCAAATCATCTACAACCTTACTTTCCAATCAGGAAAAATTAAGAACAGGAGCTTTAACTCGTGCTCAAGTTGAAAAACAAATTCAAGATCGTACTGATAAAATAAATGCTATTACTCAACAAATTAATATTGCTAAAAAAGCAGGTTTAATTACAGGTAAAGAAGCAAATAAACAGTTAAATCAAGCAATATCTTATGAAAATGAGTTTATTGCGGATTTAGAAGAACAAGCTAAATTAGCAGACCAGTTTAATAAAAAATTAGGAACTACAGGTAATGTAATAAAAGGTCTTAATAAAATTCCTATTTTAGGAGGTTTAATTAAATCAGAGGAAGTATTAGCTAGAATACAAAAGAAAACAGCCGAAGAAGGATCAACAAAATTTGATGTATTTAAAGAAGGAGTTAAAGGTGTTGGATCATCTATAAAAGATAATTTACTAGATCCAGTAGCTGGTTTTTCTATTTTAACCAAAGTAGCTAAGTTCTTTATTGACGCTATGTTTAGCGCTGATGAAAGAGTTACTAATATAGCTAAAAATTTAAGTGTAAGTAAAGAAGCAGCTGAGGGGGTATACAAAAATATTATTGGAAGTAAATCATCCCTGGATACTATGTATAGAACTACAGCTAATATGTCTGAAGCTTTTAATGATATATCTCAACTTACCGGTTTTTCTACAATAGCAACCCAAGATCAAATTGAATCTCAAATTATTTTAACTAAACAATTAGGTCAATCTAAAGAAGAGGCTTTAGGATTACAAGAAACATTTGCTGTAAGTAATATTGAAGCTGGAAAAGGAGTTGATATTGTTTATAATCAAATAGCTGCATTTGCTAATCAAAATAAAATAATAGCAGATGGTCGAAAAATACTTCAAGAAGTAAACAAAACAAGTAAACTAATTCAGCTTAATTTTAAAGGCAATATTGGTGAATTATCTAAATCTGTTTTAGAAGCTAAAAAATTAGGATTAACTTTAGATCAAGTTTCTAAAATAGGTGATTCATTGTTAAATTTTGAACAATCTATTGCTAATGAATTAGAGGCCGAATTACTAACAGGTAAAGATATTAATTTAGAAAAAGCACGTGAGTTTGCTTTAAATAATGATATTGCTGGTTTAACTCAAGAAATAGCAAAACAAGGAATTACTGCTGAAAAATTTTCAAGAATGAATCGCATCCAACAAGAGGCAATAGCCAAAACGTTGGGGATGAGTGCTAATGAGTTAGCTGATAGTTTGTATAAACAACAAGTAATCCAAAAAACAGCAGGTAATTATACTAAACAATTAAAAGAACAAGCCGAACAAGCAAGGAAAAGAAAAGATTACGAGACCGCAATTAAATTAGAAAAAGAAGCAGCATTGGTTGAACAAGGAGTTTTAGAAGGTAAAAACTTAAAAGAAGCTCAAAGATCTGCCTCTGCTCAAGAAAAATTTAATGTAGCCGTAGAACGAATTAAAGAAGTATTTTCTGATTTAGTTACTGGAGGAACTCTTGACAAACTACTAAAATATATGGATAAGTTTGTTGGTAGCTTAGAATCAGGAAAAAGTTTATTAAGTACTATTGCGTTTGGTCCTGCTTCAACCTCAGAAATAGCTGTTTCAAGAAAAAAATCATTTCAAGAACAACTTAAAACAGCCCCAAAAGACCAAAAAGGGGAATTAGAAGCTAAAATTGAAGAGCAAAAACAAATAATATCAAATGAACGCCAAAAACGATTAAAAGAACAATTTGAAAATAATCCTTTTTCTAGACTTTTTGGTTTAAAATATGAAGGTAATATTAAAACTCCTCCTCCTTCAACTAAAATAAATGAAAGTACAAAACCATTAAGTCAACAATCTGATGATGTTAATAAAAAATTAGATGAACTAATATCAGTAGTTAAAGCTGGTGGTAATGTATACTTAGATGGTAATAAAGTAGGTACAGCAATGACTGTTGTCTCTCATAAAACTCAATAATTTAAATATTTATAATAAAATACAACTATGGGACTTTTAGATAAATTAAAAACAGGTGGCTCAAACCTTTCAGCTTATGATGGTATCCAACCTCCTAAATACGATCAAAAATCAAACTATCAAGCAGATTTAGCAAAATCACAATTAGATTTAGATGGTAAACAACCTTTAGTTTACGATAAAAAATCTAATTATGCTACTGATCTAGCTGTTTCTCAATTAGATTTAAATGGATTAGCTCCTAAAGTAAACGGAAAATTACCTTATTTAGATAACTTCCCTAAATAATGGGCTTAATAAACCTAAAAACTGACCTTAAGTCCCTTAGATATGGGAACGACAGGATTGGAGGTGGAAATAGTGGACAACCATATATTACCACAGACATCCCTGATAGGATAGGTCCGTACATAGGTACAACTGATTTTTTATTAAGAGGTGGAATTAATGCTGTAACTGATTCTTTAGAGGATATTAAACGTTTAGGTAAAATGTTTGCTGATACTAGATCACCAAACGGATTACTTTTTATAGCAAAACAACAGTTGTTGTCTCGTACAGCTGTTCGTACACAAACAAGTGGTATCTTAAATGAAGGTATATATTCACCATTAAATACATTGGCAGAAGCCGGTCTAATAGCGTTTGGTGGTCACTTAAACAAACAAGGCATTAACCCGTTTGCAGACACAGGAGCTTACGCTAATAATATAAACTTATATGGTGTTAGAGTAAAACCATCACAACCAGTAGAAGAAAATAGATTAACAGAATTATTAAGAGGCTCATACCAAGGAAGACCTATTAACTTTGATGGTAATAGAGTAGTTCTTAATAATGGAATAAACGTAATGACTTATACTGGTGGTCCTGGTTCTAGATTAGGAGTAGGAAATACAGGTATAAGATATTCTCAAACATCACAAACATTTTTAACTAAAACAGGTAAAAATGATTCATTCTCAAATAATACTTGGGTTTATAATTCAACCTTAATTAATGCTCCTTTTAGCCCACCAGTAATTTTACCTCCTTTAGTACAAACAGGACCACAACCAAATTCATTAGATGTATCTGAAGGTACTAAAGCTTCTCCTAAAGTTCAAGATTTTAGAAAAATTTTAAGAATCCAAATAGGAGATTTAAAACAAGATGGAAGAACATCAACCGAAAGTGGAGCTACTCCCGAAACTCCTGATTACGATGTATCCAATATTGAAAATAGAGTTAATTTAGGAGATCCTGGAAAACGTGGAGATAAAAATTATTCTAATTATACTAAAGGTGTTGTTAGATTAGGAACTAATGCCTCTTATTATGGATCAGTAAATACAAACCTAGGTTCATACAATACAGGTTTAGATAAAATCACATCCATCCCAGTATATAGAAGTGAAAATGTAATTCAAGATAAGGCCGTAAATGATTTATGTAAATTTAGGATTGCTGTCATTGATAACGATGCTCCTAACTTTAAAACATTTATGCATTTTAGAGCATTTTTAGGTCCTATGTCTGATTCATATAATGCTAACTGGAATTCTTTTCAATACTTAGGTAGAGGTGAAAATTTCTACACTTACAGTGGGTTTACTAGACAAATTTCATTATCTTGGACGGTTGCCGCTCAATCAAAAGAAGAACTTATTCCAATGTATAAAAAATTAAATTACTTAGCTTCAACCTTAGCACCTGATTACAGTCCTAATGGGTTTATGAGGGGTAATTTAGTACAATTAACAGTTGGCGGTTATTTATACGAACAACCTGGTTTTATAACTAGTTTAACTTATGATATTCAAGAGGATACGCCTTGGGAGATAGGAATTGGAGTAGGTAATGGATCCGAAGATGGCTCTGTTAAAGAATTACCCCATATTATTAGAGTATCTGGATTTAATTTTGTTCCTATTCAAAACTTTATCCCAAGACTTCAAGATAATACTTTTAGTACTAATGACGTTAATACTCAAGGAACAGGTACTGGTATGTCAATATTAGATGGTCCTGAACGTTTTATAGCTTTAGCTAATGGAACTGATCCTTCTCAAACAAATTATAATAGTATATCTAAACCAACAGCTTAATGAATAGATATCAAAACATACAAAAAGAAAAAATTGATGGAAAAGAGGTATATGTAACTTCTCGTTATCCTGAGGTACTTTTATCTCCAAACGATATTTACGTTTACACTACTCAAGGAGATCGTTTTGATGTTTTAGCACAACAATATTATGGTGATAGTTCTTTATGGTGGGTTATTTCTATAGCAAATACAGGTAATGCTGGATCAGGAACATTAGTAAGCTTACCACAAAACAGTCTAGTAATACCTGAGGGGATCCAGATTCGTATTCCTTCAAATTACTCAAACGTTGTAAGAAATTTTACTTTAATCAACACATAATATGGGAAATATAGTAGGAGAAGGTTTTGCTGAATTTGTAAGAGAACAAGTTACACAAAGACAAAGAATATATGGTTCTTTAAATAGAACTAATGAACAATTATCTTATTTAGAAGCTAGAACTGGTTGGGTAAAATTAGTATCATCCGTTAATATAGAAAATGATCCTAGAAATTTAGGATACACAGGGACTCAATTAGCAGAACAGTTTGTTTTATTTAATGGAACAACTAATGAATCTCCTACAAAAGGAGCATTAGAAACTTATCAACGATATGGAATTTGGGATGGTCAGGGATTAAATTCTTTACAAAAAACTCCACTTAACCAACCATATAATTATTATGCTTATGGTATGGGAGGTACAGAATTTGGTTTACGCCCTATGCCAGGTATTACCTCAGCTATTATTAAAACCGAAACACGAGGTTCTATTAAGACAGCAAATATAAGTATTAGAGCAAATAATAGGTATCAGTTTGATGTTATTGATACTTTGTACATGCGTTTAGGTTTTACTATGTTATTAGAATGGGGTAATAGCTCTTATTTTAGCAATAAAGGAACTTATATAAAAGATAACCCATATAGTTTGGCTGATGCTTTTTTAACTTTAAAAAATCCAACAGGTGAAAAAGATAAAGATGGAAAACCTAAGTTCCAAGATGTAAACTATGACAATATTTTAGATATTATTCAAACTAAAAGAAAAGATTCTAATGGTAATTATGATGCTATTGTAGGTAAAGTAGTTAACTTTAATTGGACTTTTACTAAAGAAGGAGCATATGATATTAGTATTAAACTAATTAGTTTAGGTGATGTAATTGAATCATTAAAGACAAATATCCTTTTACCTGGATCTTCCACTAATAAAAACACTAACGCTAAAGATACACCACCAGATTCCGTACCTGATAAAGTAATAAAAGAATATTCTAATACTAACGAAATAGCTAAAGACTTTTTTAAAGCCCAACAAGCATTAGTTAAAGCCACAGTATATGCTAATGGTGTTGCTATTGTAGATAAAAATGAAAGTACTCCTGTTGATTATTTTGCTCAACATTATGATGGAACCAAAGATGTTCAGTATTATGTTAGGTTTGGTCGTTTATTAGAATTAATTCGAGAAAAAATTATTTTATGTGTAAATGATCCTAAAATTAAATTACTTAAAGTAGATAATGATGTATCATCTAATATAATTTATTTATCTCCTCGACAAATAAGTAATGATCCTCGAATAACTACCTTTAAAAAATATTTTAAGGTTACTAGCGGAAACATTTATTATTTTGCTAATTACTGTGAACAGTTTATCATCCAAAAAGGTAAAAACAGTTATGGTCAAATAATGAATGCTTACTTTAATATGGTTTGGGTTACAGAAAAAATGGAAGCCTTAAAAGATAGTAAAGGCAAAACCTCATTATATGATCTTTTAAATGCTTTGTGTCAAGGATGGAATGAATCAACTGGTTACGTTAATCAATTAGAACCAACTATCGATACAGAAACCAATACTATAAAAATAACAGACCAATTAATTTTACCTAATAAAGATGCATTTTTAAAGGATCAAGAACTTCCTACACAAACCGCTGAGTTTGATATTTATGGTTACTATTATAATGAAAGATCAGGTTCTTATGGAGTAGGGGCATCTCATGCTGGATTTATAAGAGATTTTAGTTTTAATACAACTGTATCTCCAAATCTAGCTACTATGATAACAGTAGGATCTACAAATAGGGGTTATGTAGTTGGTGAAGATGCTACAGCTTTAAGTAGAATGAATGCTGGTTTAAAAGATAGATTAAAATCGGATTTATTTAATGAGGCTGAAGTTCAACAAACTCCAACCACAGCTTCACTACAAAAAGATTATAAAGAAGCCATAGACGCATTCCAGACATTTGCTTATGGGTTATCATCTCAAAACTCAAAATTATTCCCAAAATGGGATACAATAGCTATTGAATCTTTTAAATCCCAACAGGCTCAATTTTTAGAATACGATCAAGCTAAACAAACAATTGCCGCTAGAGAAACCGAGCCAAATGCAGCTTCACCAAATGCAGGATTTTTACCTTTTGATTTATCATTAACTATGGATGGTTTGTCAGGAATGAAAGTTTATCAAAAGTTTAATATTGATACTGCTTTTTTACCTTCTAATTATCCTACATCTTTAGAATTTATTATTAAAGGCATTTCAAACAGAATTGAAAACAACCAGTGGACTACTACAATAGATTCTATGGCTGTACCTAAAAATCCATATGGTGCTGAAGCAACTGAAGGAACAGTTGAATCGGCTTCTAGATCATCTTCTAGAGGAACACAACCCACAACTCCAACAACAAATGTTAGTTTAAGACAAGTATTATTAAATGCTGGTTATAAAGAAGATACAGCAGTTTATCAATTTGCTTACTCTATTGGTATTAGAGAAGGTTGGGCAGTTGGAACTCGCTCATATAGAAATAATAACCCGGGTAATCTAGACTATTCAAATAGTTTAAAATCTATTGATCCAGGTGTAACATTAGAAAGTAATCCTTATGGAAAAAGTAGATTTGCTAAATTTAGTACTCCTGAATTAGGGGCTAAAGCATTAGTAGAAAATAAAATTAAAAGATGGGCTAATGGAAATATGCCTGTAACAGCAGGTAACCAAACAATTATTGTACAATATAAAGGAGGTAAAAAATATACATCAAAAACTCCTCCAACAATTGCTCAATTCTTTTACACTTATGCTCCACCAACAGATGGAAATAATACAGAACAATATATTAATGGTGTAATAGCTGATCTAAGTAAAGTCAAACCAGGAATTAATAGTAACACGCTTGTAAAAGATATTTTAGCATAAAATGTATTATCCTAAATCACAAATAACTCCTAATTTATACACTAATGGTGGTGAATTTGTAAGTGCTATCAACCAAGAAGCATACTCAGGATATTATTTTAAAATATCTAACGGTAAATATTTTACGGGCCGAAACCAAGATGATAGACCAAACGTTGAATTGGTTCCTATAGAAGCAAATTTACCCTCACCAAACAATTCTACCCAAATCCAAACTAATTATGTGGCTACGGTTAATGTATTTGAATCTAACAATGAGCAATATCTAAATATCACTCACCAGAACCCAACCTCTATTATAGTTCCTACTTACAATTCTACCCCCCCAACACAACAAGATTACCAGGTAGGGGAATTTAGAAGATATTTTTGTAAAAAAACAAATGAATATCAATATATTGAAATAAATCAAGAACAATTTGATAAGTTATTAGCTAAAGATCCTCAAATACTATGGCAGTTATATCAACCATTTTTTATTGACTGGCAATTAACAGGGGATAAACAAAAAGTAGCTCAAGTAAACAAAAATGCAACCGAATTAGTTATATTTAGAAATAAGTTTTTTGGATTAAACGAGTACTTAAAATTAGATTTCTTAAAATATTATCAACCTGAAGTTGGAACTACAACATCTGGTTCGTATATTAATGGAGTAAATCAAGGTTATGTTTTGGATAATAGAGACAGAAGAGGCAATGGAGTATTTTACTCACAAAACGATAGCGGAAGCGTTCGTAGAGATAGTTCCATTACACGATAACATACATCCTGCTTTAAATGACGTGTCTTTAGTGTATATAAGACCGTTTAATGACACAAAGGGTTATATGTTATGCGTTGACCATAGCGAGACCTCCTCGCTTAATAAGACAACTATAGACGCGTTACTACAAAAAATAAATAAGGTGTGGGTGCGTGATAAGAAATCCGCATTGTATTATTTTCCTATTAAAAGCTTGTGCGACCTGTCCATTCTAAACCCTACGTATATACAATCGGAAACACAAGCACATACATACTTTTATTCTTACCATACGGATTATCCAAAGGTTAATAAGCTTGTACCTCTAAGCAAACACTACCAAAAATGCGAACATATTTATAATCAAGTTCGTAGTGTAATACCAAAGGAATTACCACCGTATTTTGATTTTTATAACAATAAGGTAGTATTAGCATTTTTTGGGATAGAAAAAAACGGATTAAAAATAAATAAATATGAATTTGATAAACACTATGAACTCAATAATGAATTTTATTCAATTGGTAATGATAGAATCTATACCAGCTACAATTTGGCGACAACAACACGTAGACCAAGTAACTCTTTTAATGGCGTTAATTTCGCAGCAATAAACAAAGATAATGGCGCAAGGAGGAGTTACATATCGAGTCATGGGTTTATGGAGCTCGATATTAGTGCATATCATCCTCACCTCGCTAGTCGTATGGTTGCCTTTGATTTTGGCACTACGGATGTCCACCAAACCTTCGCGGACCTATACGGTACGAGCTACAAAGAAGCAAAAGAGCTCACGTTCAAACAACTCTATGGTGGTGTATTTAAAGAGTATGAGCATTTGGAATTTTTTCAAAAAGTAAAACAATTCATAACAATAAATTGGGAGGCGTTTAATAACTTGGGTGAAGTTATTGTGCCGATTTCGGGTTATTGCTTTAAAAAGGATAAACTGGAGAATATGAATCCACAGAAGCTGTTTAATTATATGTTACAGAACGTGGAGTCCGCAATGAATGTTCGTATATTGATGGATATACATAAGCTATTACGAGGGCGGGAAACAAAAATTGTATTATATACGTACGATTCGTTTTTGTTTGAGTTAGGTGAGGGTGATGAAAATATAGAAAACGAGATAAAACAAATATTTAATAAATACAGGTTACAGACAAAAACAAGTTATGGAAAAACATACGATTTTACAGAGGAATGACTATATGTATGACGGATACGATTTCGATTCGACAAACATAAAAGACGTGAACAATAAGTTATTTTGTACATTTACAGCACTAGAGGATTTAGAAACACTAATCAGTGAGCTGACTAGGGCATATACAATCATGTATAATAAGATGTTTGTACTTTATGTAAAAAGTACAGACGAGTACGTTGTTACATACAACGTGGAGCAAGGCAATGTTGAGGGTATTCCGATGAACACTATTTTAGTTCATAGAAAAAAGGAAACTAATACTCTTTATACAATCAATGCATTAAACGATTTGATTAAAAAGCTAAACGGGGGAGTGGTTGATCCATCTTTCCGTGTAAATTGGCAACACTATAAAAACTGTATTTTGTTAACCAACCATAATGAGTTGAAACAATTAAATACAAAAGTTTATAAGATTGTTGAGCTTTAAAAAACGTCATTTGGAAATCTAGAATTTCCTTCGTATATTTATAACATATAGAATAACATGAAAAAAGCAGACAATTTTGATTTAAGAAAATTTATTACTGAAGGTCATTTATTAAAAGAAGAAACTAGAACCTCAGGCAATATTTTAATTCAAAAACTTACTCCTGAAATAGAAGATAAAATAAAGTATATTGAAAACAATTACCCGAATTTAGACTTTAAGTTAGTACCTAATAATGATTATTATGATGATAAAAGCTTAAAAGGAACATATACTTTTAGTTATAGTGGACCTGCAGATGAAGAGATGCAGAACTTAATAAATAATTTAGTATAAAAATAAAGAGCCCTTGTAAAAGGGCTCAAATTCTGTAATATTTATAATCGACCAAAATTATAAATTACAGTGATACATATTACATATATTTATCTTATCACTAATATAGATAACAATCCTAATAAAGTTTATATAGGAAAAGCAAATATTCCTAAATACCGCAAACATTATCATAATAGCAAATTTGGAAAAAACATTACATATGATGTTATAGATATTATATCTTATAACTATAAACATGAATGGAAATTTTTTGAAAGCTATTGGATAGAACAATTTAAACATTGGGGATTTGAAGTAATAAATAAAAACAATGGTGGAGGTGGACCTCAGTTCCATACTGAAGAAACTAGACAAAAGATGAGAGTTCCTAAATCTGAAGAATCTAAACAAAAAATGAGAAAACCTAGAGTAAATAAACAAGGTTTTTCAAACCCTAGACCAGGTAAAAGAATTCCAATCCTTCAATTAGATAAACAAAACAATTTAATTCAAGAATTTTCATGCTGTCGAGAAGCAGCTATAATATTGGGAATAAATGAAAAAGCAATAAATAATGTACTAAAAAATAGAACTAAAACTTCAGGAGGATTTTTTTGGAAATATAAACTTTAACTTGGTTTATTAATCTCCTCTTATTATATTAATCTCATAAACTAATAAAAATCATGGACATATCAGCTATTAAACAGCGACTAAACACACTACAGTCGACGAACACACCAGGCAAGAAAGAAAAAATCGATTACACAAAAGTTTACTGGAAACCAAAACAAGAAGGTAAGTACCAAATTCGTATTGTACCTTCCAAACTTGATCCTAAAAACCCATTCCAAGAGGTTTTTGTACACTATGGATTTTCGAAATTTCCTATCTACGCCTTAACTAACTGGGGTGAAAAAGACCCAATCGTAGAATTTGCTAAACAATTACGTACTACCAATGACCGTGAAAACTGGGTATTGGCTAAGAAATTGGACCCAAAAATGAGAGTTTTTGCTCCTGTTATTGTACGTGGTGAGGAAGAAAAAGGTGTACGCCTTTGGGAATTTGGTAAAGAAATTTACATGCAGTTATTAGGTATTGCTGAGGATGAAGATTATGGCGATTACACAGACATTAATGAGGGTAGAGACTTTACAGTTGAGGCTATCAAAGGTGATATTGGTGGTCGTATTGGTCTAAAAACATCTATCAGGATTAAACCTAAAACTACTCCTTTGACTGCTGATGCTTCCCAAGTTGAAACTTTCCTTTCAGAACAACCTGTATTGTTAGAAATTCAACGTAAGAACACTTACGAATCAGTTAAAGAAACATTGCAAACTTGGTTGTCACCTGAAGAACCAGAAGAAGGTGCTATCATTGATGATGAGGATGAAGTAGAGGCAGTATTGGAGGCAGCTCCTGTTAAAAATTATGCTTTGAAAACTCCAGCAACAACTAAAGAAAGTAAAGCAGAAAAATTTGATGCCTTGTTTGATGACGAGGACGACAACGATCTACCTTTCTAATTAAATTAAATTTATGGCTAAAACTAAGAAAAGCGAATCGCTAACGGCTGCCGTCTCCGCAGAAATCAAGTCTAATTTCAATTTAGACAAATTTAAGGAGAAAAAATTACTTAATGGTAACGTTAAGTTTAAAGAACAGAAGTGGATCCCTCTTAGTCCAGCATTTCAAGAAGTAACAAGTGTGCCTGGTATTCCAACTGGGCACATTGTTCTACTTCGTGGACATAGTGATACAGGTAAAACAACAGCTTTAATTGAGGCAGCAGTTTCTGCCCAAAAAGCAGGTGTACTACCAGTATTTATTATTACTGAGATGAAATGGAATTGGGAACACGCAACACAAATGGGTTTACAAGTAAACACAGAAGTGGATGAAGAAACAGGTGAGGTTGGAAATTACAGTGGATTTTTCCTTTATGTAGATAGGGAAACTTTAAACACAATCGAAGACGTAGCCGCATTTATTTTGGATTTATTGGATGAACAGAAAAAAGGCAACTTACCATACGATTTATTATTCCTTTGGGACTCAATCGGTTCAGTACCTTGTGATTTATCAGTTCGTTCAAACAAAAACAACAACGAATGGAATGCTGGTGCTATGAGTACACAATTTGGTAATAACGTAAACCAAAAAATTACATTGTCACGTAAAGAATCCTCACGTTACACTAATACGTTAGTATGTGTAAATAAGGTTTGGACAGCAAAAGCTGAAGTACCTATGGGACAACCAAAACTTATGAATAAGGGAGGTTTTGCTATGTGGTTCGATGCTACGTTTGTAATTACTTTTGGTAATGTTTCAAATGCTGGTACCAGTAAAATCAAAGCTATTAAAGATGGTAAACAAGTTGAATTCGCTAAGCGTACTAACATTCAAATTGATAAAAACCACATTAATGGTATTACAACTCGAGGTAAAATTATTATGACCCCACACGGATTTATTAATGATACCGATAAAGAAATCAAATCATATAAAGATGATCATGCTGCCGAATGGAGTAAGATTTTAGGTGGTATGGATTTCGATATCTACGAGGAAGAAGATGTATTGGAAAGCTCAATGAATATTTTTGAACAAGAGCCTGATTAATTAGGTTTAGTCAAAGAAATTTATTATATTCCAATCGTATGAACAAGAACGAACTATTAAACCTCCTAAACCAAATGGATAAGCAAGAAGAAGGTTTTGCTAATCCCCATGATCGAGTACTGTTGATTGATGGGTTAAATTTGTTTTTCAGGAACTTCGCAATGATGAACTTTGTAAATGAACAAGGTGTTCACATTGGTGGTTTAGGGGGTTTTATTCGTTCTTTAAATTCATTAATTAATCAAATTAAACCAACCTCTATTTATGTAGTATTTGATGGAACAGGTTCATCAGTAAACAGAAAAAACTTACTACCCGAATACAAATCAGGCCGTAACTTGGTTCGTATTACAAACTGGGATTCCTTTGATTCCTTAGAGGATGAACATGATTCCAAAATCGATCAAATTGTAAGATTAATCCATTACCTAAAGTGTCTACCAGTTAAAACCTTAAGTTTAGATAAGGTGGAGGCCGATGATATAATCGCATATTTAAGTAATATATTGCCTAATAAACACAATTCTCAGGTTTTCATAGTATCTAATGATAAGGATTTTGTTCAATTAGTAGACGAGAAAGTTATACTTTTCCGTCCTGGAGATAAAGAATATTACACTAAAAATTTAGTAAAAGAAAAATTTGGTGTATTGGCCGAAAATTTTATTCTGTATAAAACACTATTAGGTGACCAATCAGATAAAGTAGCTGGTGTAAAGGGATTAGGTGAAAAAGGGTTACTTAAAAAGTTTCCTGAGCTAGCAGAACGTGTATTAACATTTCAAGACATTATTGAAATAAGTGCTCAAAAACATAAAGACCACGTTGTATACTCAAGAGTAGTATTTGAGATGGAACGATTAGAAAATAATTTCCGTATTATGGATTTGGGTAATCCGTTAATGGATGATGCTGAAAAAGAATGGTTAGAGGATGTTGTAGAAGAACCTACTCCAGCTTTGAATACACAAGCTTTTTTATTACTTTACAATGAGGATGGAATAGGTCACATGATTAAAAATCCAGAGTTTACAATTAACGACACATACAAAGTACTAAACAGTTTTACAAAATAAAGTTATGACATTAAATTCACTTTCCCAATATGGTGTGGGATTCCAAATTAAAGTAATATCATCATTACTTACCCATAAAGAATTTCTTCTTAACATTCAGGATGTGTTAAGTGAGGAATATTTTGACTCTCAATCCCAAAAATGGATTATCAAAGAAATTCTAAAGTATTATCAAAAATACCACACTTGTCCTACAATGGATGTTCTTAAAGTAGAACTTAAAAAGATTGACAATGAGGTATTACAAGTATCAATTAAAGAACAATTACGTGAGGCCTACAAATCATCAGACGAGGATCTTAAGTACGTAGAGGAAGAATTTTCTAATTTCTGTAAGAATCAACAGCTTAAAAAAGCGTTGTTAACGAGCGTAGATTTTCTAAACGCGGGGGACTATGATTCAATCAGGACAATTGTTGATAACGCGTTAAAAGCGGGTCAAGACAAAAATATTGGCCACGAGTACAACAAAGATACTGAATCACGTTACAGAGAAAATCACAGAGTAGTAGTTCCTACACCTTTTGAGCCATTCAATGAATTATTACAAGGTGGATTAGGTGATGGTGACTTTGGATTGATTTTTGGTAGTCCTGGTGGTGGTAAATCTTGGTCATTAGTTGCCTTAGGTGGTTATGCTGTTAAATTAGGTTATAATGTTTTACACTATACACTTGAGTTAGGAGCTGATTATGTAGGCAGACGTTATGATGCTTATTTTACTAATATTCCAGTAGGAGATATTACTAAACATAAAAATCAGGTTGAAGAAGTTGTTACTCAGTTAGAAGGTCAACTTATCATTAAAGAATTTCCTACAGGAAAAGCAACGATTTCTACAATTGAATCGCATGTTAAAAAATGTATTGACTTAGATTTTAAACCAGACCTAGTTATTATTGACTATGTGGATCTTCTTCGTTCAAAGAGAAAGAATGGTGAGCGTAAGGACGAAATAGATGATATTTATATTAGTACTAAGGGTCTTGCTAGAGAATTAAAACTACCTATTTGGTCAGTATCTCAAGTAAACCGAGCTGGTGCAAAAGATGATATTATTGAAGGTGATAAAGCTGCCGGTTCCTATGATAAAATGATGGTTACCGATGTTGCTATATCCTTATCAAGGAAACGTCAAGACAAAGTAAATGGGACAGGAAGATTTCACATTATGAAAAATCGATACGGAATGGACGGCATGACCTATTCTGTCAAAGTAGATACGTCAACAGGACATTTTGATGTATCAACCCATATTGAAGAAGACGATGATAACGTAGTATCACAACAACAAAGCACCAGATTTGGAAATATCGATTCTGTAGACAAAGCCCTTATTAAACAAAAATTTTTCGAACTAACCAACTAAATTATTAAAAAACAAATGTTAACCACAGAATCACAAATTTTGTCTGAAATTACTACCCACCTCAAATACGCGAAGTTCGTACCTGAAAAAAACAGGAGAGAAACATGGGACGAGCTAGTAACTCGAAACAAGGAAATGCACTTAAAGAAGTTTCCTCAATTGGCTGAAGAAATTGAAGCCGCTTACCAGTATGTTTATGACAAAAAGGTATTACCATCAATGCGTTCAATGCAGTTTGCAGGTAAGCCTATTGAGATAAACAATGCTCGTATTTTTAACTGTTCTTACTTACCAATTGATGACTTTAGAGCATTTTCTGAAATTATGTTCTTGTTGTTATCAGGTTGTGGAGTAGGATATTCTGTTCAATCACACCACGTTGAACAACTACCCGAAATTAGAAAACCTTTGAAATCAAAGCGTTATTTAGTAGGTGATTCTATTGAAGGATGGGCTGATGCCGTTCGTATGTTGACTAAAGCATATTTTGGACAAACATCAACTGCTCCTCTATTTGATTTTAGAGACATTAGAGCTAAAGGTGCTTCATTGATTACAGTTGGTGGTAAAGCACCAGGTCCTGAACCATTGAAAATTGCTTTAATTCATATGCAAGCGATTTTGGACCGTAAACAAGATGGTGAAAAATTAACAACAGTTGAATGTCACGATATTATCTGTCACTTAGCTGATGCTGTATTATCAGGTGGTATTCGTAGAGCCGCTCTTATTGCTTTGTTTAATCTTCATGATGAGGACATGTTAACTTGTAAGTTTGGTAATTGGTGGGAAAATAACCCACAACGTGGCCGTGCTAACAACTCAGCAGTATTGCTTCGTAATTTGATTGATAAAGAAACATTTATGGGATTGTGGGCTAAAATTGAGGCATCTAACAGTGGTGAACCTGGATTTTTGTTTACAAACGATAAAGATGCTGGTACTAACCCTTGCGCTGAAATTAATTTAAAAGCTAATCAATTCTGTAATTTGTGTGAAATTAACGCTAGCGATATTGAAACTCAAGAGGAATATAATAATAGAGCTAAAGCAGCAGCATTTATTGGTACACTACAAGCTTCTTATACGGACTTCCATTACTTGAGAGATGTTTGGAGAAAAACAACTGAAAAAGAAGCATTATTAGGTATTGGAATGACAGGTATTGCCTCAGGTGCTGTATTTAAGTTGAACATGAAAGAAGCAGCTAAAGTAGCTTGTGAAGAAAACGAACGTGTTGCTAAAGTATTAGGTATTAATAAAGCAGCTCGTGTTACTACAGTTAAACCTTCAGGCACCACATCTTTGGTATTAGGTACTAGTTCAGGTATCCATGCTTGGCATGATGATTTCTATTTACGTAGAATTCGTTTAGGTAAAAATGAAGCTTTATATTCTTACTTAAGCATGTATCATCCTGAAATGTTGGAAGATGATTTCTTTAAACCAACATTACAATCAATTGTTTCTGTTCCTCAACGTGCTCCAGAAGGTTCTATTACTCGTAGTGAATCAGCTATGGATATGTTAGAGCGTATTAAAACAATTAACAAAAACTGGATTAAACCAGGACATAGAAAAGGTGCTAATATGCATAACGTATCAGCTACAGTAACTATTAAGCAAGATGAATGGCCTGCAGTTGGAGAATGGCTTTATGAAAATAAAGAATACTTTACAGCATTATCATTCCTACCGGAAGACTTAGGTACTTATAAGCAAGCTCCTTTTGAGACAATTACTGAAGAACAGTTTAACGAGGCAGTAAAATCATTAAACCAAGTAGATTTATCAAAAGTAATTGAAATGAGTGATAATACAGCTCTAATGGACCAACAAGCTTGTGCAGGTGGAGCTTGCGAAATAGTGTAAATATTTATAATTATGAATCTTATACAAAAACTAAGAAACTTGATTTTCGGTAAAAGCAAAGTAGTTAAAGCTCCTTCTCCTGTAGAAGTAAAACCTACAATCCAGGAAATGGTAGCTACTCAAGAAGCTCCGGCTCCTAAAACAAAACCAAAACGCAAGTATTACAAAAAGAAAAAAAGCACAGGTGAGAGCAAATAAGCTCTCACCAGCTTAATTTTTAAAACTATGTTTGAAAAAATTAAAGCAAGGGTATTTCCCTTAATTATTGCACTTTCGGCTTTATCTGTAAGTGCATCTGCAGCCGTTTATAGTGTTACTGGTCTCAGCATGTTATTTGCTGGGGCTAGTACCGCTGTAATGATTATGGCCGCCTCTTTAGAAGTAGCAAAATTAGTAATTGCCTCTTTGTTATATCAATATTGGGATAAATTAAATAAAATTTTAAGAGTATATTTAACTATAGCTGCTTTAATATTAATTTTAATAACATCAGCAGGTATTTATGGTTATTTATCTTCTGCTTACCAAAAAACAGCAGACCAAACCTCTATTATTGATTCTAAAGTATCATCTTTAGAAACTAAAAAGAAACTTTACGAAAATACTAGGGCAGGCATTCTTCAAGAAAAACAATCCTTATCAGAATTAAAAGGTACTTTATCTAAAGGTTCTACTACCCAATTTACAGATCGTAAAGGTAATCTAGTAGTGAGATCTAATAATGCCTCCATTAAACAAATTGAAAATGCCTCTAAATCAGATGAAAAATTATCATCTAAATTAGATATAGTAAACGATTCTATTTTTTCAATTGAATCTAAAATATTAGAGGTTAAAACTACCGCTATTGGTGAAAGTGAATTAGGTCCCTTAAAATATTTAAGTGCTCTTACAGGTGTTGCTATGGACAGAATAATTAACTGGTATATATTAGTTATTATATTTGTATTTGATCCATTAGCTATTGCTCTTGTCATAGCCGCTAACTTTGCTTTTGCCCAATTACGTAAAACGCCTATAGACGAATTAACTGAAGAAGATGGAGAATGGTTAGAAGCTGATTTAGATAGATGGGAAGATGATGAAGACAAACAATACGAGATCTATAAGGAACAAGATAAAGAATATTATCAAAAAAATAATTTAGATTTAGATGGTGATGGTATTGTAGAGGCAGAAGAATTACAACAAGTGTTTGATAATGCTGATACTAATGATGATGGTATAATAGATGAAGAAGAATCAAAAGCAGCAAATTTAGACTATGAAAATGCTTTAAAATTAAATCAATTTAATGAATCATTAGAACGATTAAAAAGTGTAACTAATAGTTTTACAGGTGCCGAACATGGTAAAAAAATGGAAGCCTTAGAAGAAGTAAATAAATTAAAAGATTTACTAGCAAAACAATTCCAGCATAAACAAGACGATACAATAACAATTTTTTAAAAACTTTGCGAGGGATTTGGCTCCCTGAAGGATTGTTCGTATATTCACGGTATAGAAATAAAGGTTATGAACATCGAAGAAATTTATCAAGCAGAACAAGAGTTAGTTCGTTACAACGCGATTATGTCGTTTACTGAAATCCTTAATCAAGAGGAGTATGATTTTTGTAAAGAATGGGATGCAGAAGAAGCATTTCAGTATTTGAATAATCTTGGTAATGGTCGTTATTTGAATATCAATGTATATTCTGAGGCCGATAAAGAAGAATCTGATTTAAGAAGGGAGCAAGGTATATGAGCATGGTTCAAGATTGTTTAAAGTGGAAAGCTACTCATGACCCCACACCTCCAAAACCAAACAAAACCTACAACAAGTTTTTTTGGTGGAGGCGTTATCAAGAGCATAAAACATTGTCTAAGATGGCCTCTATTTGGAATAAAGTTAAAAATGGCGATTATGATGTTACTCCTTATTACAAACAACGAGAATATGAGTTTTGGTTCGAAGAACAGGAAATTGCCAAATACAAAGCCAATTACACCGGTTCTCATGAAAATATTGACTGGCAAGAACGTCAAATCACAAAATTATATTGGGAGCGTCGCAAACGTTTACTGAATGATGCAGAACGTGATGAACTGAATCGTTGGACCACGTTTGTCAAAGATGTTAAAATAAATTTTGGTGGGACTGAAGAACAAATCAAAGACATGTTTGAATCGTTCGAGGGAACCATAACTGAGTTTTTAGAGGCATATAGAGAATCAAGAAATTTACCAAAAATTAGACCTGTTCCCGAATTTTAATTGGGGAAATCAAATATTTATTATTATATTCCGGTTATGAAATTATCTCACGAAGTTCCTTTATGTTTGTTAGAAGATAGTCTAGATTTTAATGATTATGACTATTGTTTAGTTCATTTATTAGATAAAGATAAAGATTATGTTGATTTCTTTATGAAAGCTAAACAACAAGGTCGTTATATTATTTTAGATAATTCCCTCCATGAACTTGGAGAAGCATACCACGATTCAGGCTTATTATATTGGGTTAACGAATTAAAACCAAATGAATTTATTGTTCCTGATGTTTGGCAAGATACAAATGCCTCTATTGTTAATGCTAGAAAATGGGCTCAAATTAAATTACCTAAAGGTGTTACTAAAGTAGCAGTTGTTCAAGCTCAAAACTTTTTAGATGCTGTTTTGTGTTATCAAACATACAAAGACTTAGGTTATAAAAAGATTGCATTTTCTTATGGAGCCGAGTACTATTTAGATCATTCTAATCATCCTAATGAAAATATAGCTAAAGCATTAGGTAGGATTGAGGTAATAGGTAGAATGTATCATATAGGATTAATTGCTGATAAAGATAGAGTACATTTACTAGGATGTCAAGTACCTCAAGAATTCAGTTTATATAAGGATATGCCTTTTATAGAAACAATTGATACCTCAAATCCTATTATGGCTACTTTAGATGGTATTCAGTATGGACATAATGGTTTAACAGAAAAACCAAAAGCTAATATGAATGATCACTTTTATACAACAGAAATAGATTATAATTTGTTGGATTGGAATCTACGAATGTTTAGAAAATTATTAAAATAAAAATATAAAACTATGGAAAAATTTATGTCATTGTATGACTACCTAGGCAAACCTGCAGGTAGTGATTTAGGAAATCAAGTATTTAGAGCAGCTAGTGCATCTAAAATCCCCGTTAAAACTAAAGAAGTAACTACCCAAGCTTACAAAGGAAAGATTATGATGTATCCTGAAAATTGGTTGATTGGTTATTTTAGTACTGGTCAAAGTAATTTTGGGGAAAAAGAAATGGATTTAATAATGGGTCTTTTCCTATGAGTCCAGTAGATATCAATCCAGCTTACGAGGCTGAAATTAAAAAGTTATTAGATGCTATTTGGGAAAATCGTTTTCGCCTAAGCTTGTCTAATTTAGAACAGTTACGTAGATTAGCAAATAAAACAAAATTATAATATGGAAACATTTACATCAACAGGAACATCAACACCTTACATCCCAACATCAGGTACTGATCTTAGACTATTTAGTTCTGGAACTTCAGTATCAACAAGCACATTATCACTTTCAAACCCAATCAATTTTACACAATCAACATCAAAACAAATTATGCAAAACAAAGTAGCAGTTTTCAAAGTCACAAGAGACGAAGATGACAAAATCACAAAAACCGAGTTCATTAAAGAACTTTGGGTAGAAACTAAAAACGGACAGTCAGTAGACTTTCAAGTAGCTAGAGATAAAGATTTAGCTGAGTATGAAATGTCTGATTTGTCTATTAGAACCATTTATTCAGTATCATTCTAATGACAAAAAAAGCAGTATTATCGTTAAGTGGTGGAATGGATAGTTCCACCCTACTGCTTCATCTACTTGCCGAGGGCTATGAAGTAACATGTTTGTCTTTTGATTACGGACAAAAACACAATGTAGAATTACAACGTGCTAAAGAATTAGTAAAGTATTTGAATGCTCATTCTCGTTATGAGGATGAACAATACTATGCTAAAGTAAAACACCAAACCATTACTTTAAAAGGACTGGATAAATTACTTAACTCAGCACTTGTAAAGGGTGGTAATGATGTTCCTGAAGGACACTATGCTGAAGACAATATGAAAGCAACAGTTGTTCCTAATCGTAATAAAATCTTTAGTTCAATTATTCAAGCGGCTGCTCTATCCATTGCAGAACAAACAGGTAAAAATTGTGCTATCGCTATGGGGATACATGCCGGTGATCATCAAATTTATATGGATTGTAGACAAGAATTTAGAGATGCTGATTTTGAGGCCTTTAAATTAGGTAATTGGGGTTCTGAAAAAGTATATCTTTATACTCCTTATCTGTTAGGTGATAAATTTGATATTTTAAAGGATGGTGAAAAATGCTGTACTTACCTTCACTTAAATTTTGATAAAGTGTATGCTAAAACAAATACATCTTACAAACCAATCAAATTAAAAGTTTACTACAATGAAGGTGAAGATACAGTTGAATCAGAAGAATGGTTTAGTGATTATAAATCAGCCTCATCTGTTGAACGAGTAGAGGCATTTATGAAACTAGGTCGTAAAGATCCTGTACAATATGCTGACGAGTTTGGACCAGTAACTTGGGAATACGTAAAAGAGTTCGTATCTTCCGTGTTAGAAAATTATGAGGACGCCAAAACGACTAATATCTAAAAAACCAATGTATGTTGTTATCAACAGGGAGGGGGAAGTATACACGGGACTAATTAGAGGATACACTCAGTGGTCCTATAATTGGCAACAAGCTAAACCCCTCTATGTTGAAAACACCTCTATACTCCTAGAGGAAAATAGGGGAGCAGAATTAATTAACGAAGAAGAAATTTATGGAAACTAAGAAAGTACAACCTAAAAAAAATGTGTGGCAAGAACCACATAAAGAAATTGATTTTAAAAATATCCCTGATCCTAAAAATCATCAATTAGTCAGCTTTTTAAAATCAGCTGTTAGAATTACAGGTTACCTTGCTTTACCTTTTGGTATTGGCCTTGGAGTAACTATTTTAGTTATCAGTGAACTTATAGGAATTATAGAAGAATTAGTATGAAACAAATATTTTATTTTACAGCTCCTTGGTGTGAACCTTGCCAAGTATTAGGTCCTATTATGGATAAAATAAGCAAACAGGTACGTGTTGAAAAGGTTAATATTGATTATGAAATGGATAGAGCCCGTGGTGCAAATGTAGGAAGTGTTCCTACTGTAATACTCGTGGAAAATGGACAAGAGGTTCGTAGATTCACAGGTGCAAGATCATATGAACAAGTAATGCAATTTATAAATGGGTAAATATCAATCAACAAAACTATTCGACAACTATTCAGTTGCTATTAGACAGTGGAAAGCACAACACTCACACTGTCAGTTATTACACGGTTATGCTTTAAAATTTAAAGTATGGTTTGAATCCGTAGAACCACTAGAGGAAAACCAGTTAGATGAAATGAACTGGATTCAAGATTACGGTGGGTTTAAATCTGTTCCTGTAGGAAATGGTTTAAAAGACTGGATGGATTATATGTGGGACCATACTTTATTAATTGAAAAAGATGATCCATATTTAGATTTATTTGAATCAATGAATCCAACAGTATGCCATTTAAGAGTAATGGATAAAATTGGAGCCGAATCAGCAGCTAAAATGGTTTATGACAAATTCAATGACGTATTTTCCAAATCAGGAGGCGGTCGAGTTAAAGTAACTAAAGTAGAGTGTTGGGAAGCAGATAAAAACTCTAGTATTTACCAAGAATAATTTTAAGGGGGACCAGCATTTTGGAAACCCCCTTAATATTTATAATCATGGGAACACAAGAATATCACGCTAAGTACTATGCTGAAAATAGTGCTAAAGCAAAAAAACACAAAAAAGCATACGAAAAAAGAAATAAAGAATTTATAACTCGTGTACGTAAAAGATTACATTGTTTAAAATGTGAATTAAAAATATGGTATTTAATAGAATTTCATCATTTAGATCCTAAAACAAAAGAAATAGGTGTAACAAATTTACAGTACAATGCTTATAGTATAGAACGTATAAAAAAAGAAATTAGAAAATGTGTACCTCTTTGTAGAAATTGTCATACTGAATATCATCACTTGGAGAGACAAAAAGAAATTAGTACATTTGAACAATATTTAAAATATGAAAGAAAATAAAAAACCCGGAAGACTAAAAGATTATAATAAAGTACTTCCCGTATTAGAAGTTTACACCTGTATCCAATCAGAAGGAAGTAGACAAGGTAGACCTACTGTTGCTATTAGAACAACAGGTTGCACACATAGATGCTGGTTCGGTGCTGGAGGTTGGTGTGACTCATTTTACACAAGTATCCATCCAGAAAAAGGTATTTTTACATTTAATGACATCATTAAAATATATGATGAAAATCCTGAAATAACTGAAATGATGTTAACAGGAGGTTCACCAACAATGGTTCCTGATCTTTGTAATGAATTAACTCATTTTGCTCATGAGCGTGGTATATGTATAACCATTGAAACAGAAGGTAGCCACTTTATTGAAACCGATTATCCATTTGGGTTGGTATCTTTATCTCCAAAGTTTAGTAATTCTGTTCCTCGTCTTGACGTTACCACTCCAATGGGTAAACTCGTTGATCAGAAAATGATTGACCAACATAATAAGCTTAGGTTAAATAAAGAGGCAATTCGTAAAACTTTAGATTATCATACTGACTATCATTACAAACCAGTTTATGATGGAACTCAAGCTACAATGGATGAAATTGAGGCGTTTAGAGTTGAAATGAATATTCCTAAAAACAAAACTTGGTTGATGCCTGCTGGAGATAATAGAGAAGAATTAATTAAACAATATCCAATTTCATTAGAAAAAGCATTTGAAATGGGTTATAATTGGACAGGTAGAGATCATATCATAAGCTATGATCAAAGACGTGCCGTCTGATTACAATACATAAAAAGGAGTTTATTCTCATATATTTATTAATATATGAGTAGATATAAACAAATATGTAATGAATGTAAAATACATTATAAATCTAATGGGAGTGGGAGTAAATATTGTTCTGCTAATTGTAGACAAATAGCAAGAGCTAGAGATAGACAATTTACTCCCTGTTCTCATTGTTTTAAAAATGTTAGATATTTTCCTAATAGTGCCCATAAACATAATAAAACTATTTTTTGTTCTAATAAATGTCAAGGAGAATGGATGAAAACAAATACCCAAAACCTCCAATTAGCTGAAAGAGCTAATAAAATGAGAAAAAATTGGACCTTAAATTGTATTGATAAAGCAATTGAAACTAGAAAAAAGAATGGAAATATTATTGATTGGGATAAAGCAGGATGGAAACAATATTGGAAAAGATGTGATTGGTTGACTAGAAAAATTAGAAAACAAATGTTAGAAAATTGGAATGGTTATGATTATATTAGTGGAGATTATATTAAAGATAATTTAAATCTACATTATAGCCATGGTGACTATCCTACATTAGATCATATCAAACCAAGGTCCCAATGTTTTAAAGAAGGTTTATCTCCTTATGAAGCTACAAAACCAGAAAATCTAGCATGGACTACAAGAAAAAATAATAGCAAAAAATCTCAAAAAAAGTTAGAATAAATTTGGCTTTTTAAAATAAGGTTCGTATATTAACGACATAGAAAAAAGATAAAAATAAAAGTTATGACAAACAATAAACAACAGACGGCAGTGGATTCTATCATTGAACTTTGCCAAAAACAAATGGACAGTGAAATACATTTGAAAACAACACTACTTATGATGACAAATAAAACACAACAAACGGCAGTGAAACTATTGCGATTAAAAGAGCAATTAGACAGTAATCCTTGGCAATACAATTGGATAATAGAAGAAATAGATGAAATAATATATGCGTTAAACAATAAAGAAGACGATGACGATGACAAACAATAAACAACAAATTAAACCATTTTGGAAAGG